ACCAGACGTGTGTACCTTCATAAAGCGGTGTGTTGCGCTTTTTGCTGGACGAGCTGACAACGTAGCTATAATCCGTAAATGCTCCAAAAGGGCTTGCTTCCGCAGAACCAGTAGGCGGGCTGACATTCAGCATCAGCTTTGCGGGGTCGCTCCACGTCTGCGATGTTTCGCCGGTTTCGTTTCCCCACTCGTCCACAACAGGCGTTTTCTCGCCAACAGGGTTTGAATACCACAGCGGGCGTTTATCCAGCGGGCTTCCATTGAACATCAGCCGATAACACCTACTCTCGGAACTACTTCATTCAACAGGGACTGCGCCACATCGGAACTTTCCCACACACGAGTAATGCCGTTGTTGGTATAGCTCGTCTGCCCGTTTGCGCCGATGTGGTTGTACAGTTCCGCTGCAATGCGTATCTGCAACGACTGATATTGCAAGGGCAACTCGTCCGGTCTGTTGCCGAAGGGGTAGCCCTGCGCAAATATCTTGTCTTTGGCGAAATCAAGCAGCAGGTCGAAGAGTGGGTAGTCCTCGTCCGTGATTTCACGGTCAAGTGCAGGAGCGATGTACTGCCCCAGCTTGACTGCCGCTTCGGAATACTGGTCTCCCATGCTGCTTTCCTCCTTTCGCCTTAGTAAGCCTTGATGCAGTACACAGCGTCCATGCGCTCAAAGGACGGCAGGACGATTTCAGAAGCATAGACGTTGGCGTTGACCGGGTGAACGGTCAGCTCAGTGGTGATGGCAACGCCAGTGTTCACGATGGACACGGATGCACCAGACTGACCGGACAGCAGGTCGGCTTCCTCAGGAGTAGTGCCGTACCAAGTGCTGCCCAGAGCGCCAGAAGGAGCAACCACCACCATGCCATCGGGCAGATACTTCTCGCTTGCGCTGTACTGGTCTGCCTTGAACATCTTGTCGTACAGATGGATGGTCAGACCGGTTGCAGATTCGACAATCTGCCGTGCTTCGGCATCCAGCAGAACGGCGTTTGCCTTTGCGGTGACAGTCATAAACCGATTCTTCACCTCGTCCGCAGCAATCATGTTGCGGAAGGTGGCGGTGTTCATGTACACCTCAGTCACAACCTCGCCAACGCTTGCCAGAACAGCATCCTTTGCAGCGTTCAGGTCAGCAATGGGGGTGGCGGTGGCGACGTTCCACTTGGACTTTGCGACAGAGACTTCCTTGTAGTTGGTGGACTTCCAAGTGCCGTCCGGGTCGTAGTTGTAGGTGTAGTTCACGCCGTTTGCCTTGATGGTGATGCCCGGAACGCCATTGGCGGGAGCCAGCAGCTGCCAGATCATGCGCTCAGGAACGATACGAGCGCCAGTGATAAGCTGTGCGGTGTCATCGTACAGACGGTTCATCACATCACGGGCATAGGGGTCGTTGCTGTCCAGAACACGCAGGATTTCCTGACGGTCTTTCTCGCCCAGATGGTAGCCCTCGCGGAAGAACGGCATCTCGGTCTCATCGAACTTGAAGCCCTCACGGGTGCGGAACGTAGCCTTTGCGTCAAATGCGCTGGGCATCAGGGAAACGCCAACGCCCTTGTGACCACGCAGCCACTTCAGGTCGAGACCGGCCTTCTTCTTGGCGGGAAACAGTGCATCAGATGCAAAGGGCATCGCGTTGGTAGGGTCATTCGTCCAATAGGCGGCAATCGCAGCCGGGGCAAAGACTTCCTTAAGATTCAGTGCCATGTTGTTTTACCTCCTATTAAGCGTTCACGCTGATGTTGTCACGGCAGAAGATGCCAGGAATGGCAGTCTTGAGCGCAGTAACCGCATCAGAATCATAGGTGAAGCCAGAGCTTGCGGCAGCCTTTTTGGTGTCGATAACGCCACGAATCAGCAGGGAAGCATTGGGGTTCTCTGCCGGGTCAACGTCATACAACAGAATGCCGTCTGCGGTGGCAGAAGTTGCCTTCTTGCCAGCCAGCGTCATGGGATAGCCAGCCTTAACCGCAGCAGCTTCGGTCACGGTAAAGGGGATGGCGGTGTAGTCATTGGAAGCAAGGATGGTATCGTTGATTCCGTTGACCGTGTTTCGGGTAAACTTCATGTTTTCCTCCTTGTTAATGGAAAGCACTCATTGCGTCACTCGATGCCTTAGAAGCATTTGCGTTCTGCTGTGCAAGGCTCTTAGCAAACGCCACGCCCTCACTGTCAGAACCGCCCTTGCCATCCGCACCCGGAGGTGTGGGCATATCCTTCAGCAGAGAAGCCTTGTAAGCGGTGTCGTGGGCGGTCATAAATTCCGACTGGAACTTAAACACCTTGTCCATGTCACCGTCAGCCAGTGCAGACGCAGCCTTGTTGGCAAGTTCAGCGTCATAACCCTGTGAAACGAACTTCTCACGGTAAGATGCAAGGGTCTTTTCCTTGACGAGGTTTTCCTTGTCGGCAGTCAAGGCTTCAATCTGCTTCTGCATCTCTGCCAGCTTATCAGCCTGTTCCTGTGCAGCATTCTCGTCATCGGTGCGCTTTGCCTTGAGCTGCTTCTTGTACTCAGCAGCTTCGCCATTGGCTTTTGTCACGGCGTTGCGCAGCTTCTCGACCTCTGCGCTAGGGTCTGCAACTTTTTCAAGCGCAGAAATGATTTCATCGGCGGTCATGCCCTCTTTGTAGGCATCACCAAGTAACGCTTTGTAGTTCATATCGTTAATTTCCTCCTGCGTTTTTTTACCGTTGCTTCCCTGCAACGCTGCGAAATTTGTATCCCGGCTTCCCTGCCGTATTTATAGCAAAGGATTATTCACCCTCTGTTTCTTTATTGGTATCGGTAGACTGTTTGTCTGCCATGTTCTCGGCATTTGTGTCGGCAACATCCTGTTTAGGCTGTTCCTGTGGCTTCGGTGCTTTCCCATCCTTACCCAGCTTGCCAGCGGCAATCAGGAAAGGCTTGCTCATTTCGTAAGCAGCCTGCGGGTCAGGGAACAGACCGGGCGTAGTGAACGCCAACTGCGGGTCAATCGGCTGCTGAATCATCTGCGCAAAAATCTGAACCTTGCTCTGCTGGTTGTCATACTGGCGGCGGGGCAGCTTGATGTTGATGTCACTTGCCATCAGCTTAGAACCAGCCGTATCACGCAAGATTTTCAGCATTACAGACAGGCTCTGACGCTCAGCATGCTTGAACATATTCTCGTACTGCTGCGCCCTTGCTTCGGTGTGATTCCAGCCATTACGGACAATGACTGCGCCCACGTTGTCAGATGTCGCGTTCTCGCTTCCAGTGGCACTAGGCATGGCAGTCAGACTGCGGTACACGTTCAGCATAGAATCAAGCAAGGTCTGGCTCTGCTGCTGGTCAAGCTCGTTTGCAATCTGCGACACAGAAGCGGGCAGACCAGAAGTGGATTTCAGGCACATTGCGCCAAGTTCCTTCACTTGGTCGAGAGCGTCCTTGTCCACAAGGCAGTTGGTAAACACCATGATGGATTGGATGAATTGCGCCACGCCGTCCAAACGGTTGCTTTCAAGGTCGTTGATGGCATCCAGCACAGGGATAGCCGGTTCAAACAAACCCATTCGCTCCGGGTTCAGCTTGTATTCGACCATCGGCAGCATTCCAAGAGAATGGTTCTCCGATTTCGTAACCTTGCCGTTGTCGATTTCAAAGTACTGGTTTGGTGTATACACGCAAATTAGGTCGTTCAGGTCATTCTGATAATTGCGTGGGATGTGCAGAATGTTAGCGATGGGCTTGTGACCGATGCCGGAGTTGTAAATCACATACGCCATATCCGGGTCGGGAACATCCACCAGTAGGGGCGTTTCGTCCGGGTAGTTGCCGTTGTACCCCTTATCAGGGAGAACAATGCGGTATCCCTGTCCGCACTCCAGCATCCACTGCCAGAGCCGCCGATCAAGCGCATCTTTGCCCTCATACTGCAAAGCGTTGGACAGGCGGGCGATTTCCTCACCGTCACCTGTTGCCGTTTCAGACCGCACATAAGAGCAGGGAGTGCCGCTCATGTAGCCTGTGTAGAAGCCCACGCACTCATTGGCGTGGTTCTCTACAATGCGATTGGTAATTTCAGCGTGATACTCCTTCGTGCGATTGAGGACAGGCTGACTACCCAAATAGTAGTTGTGTAGAAAGCGAATCTCGTTCTTGTTCAGCAGATGAATAGGCTCTGCCTTGCCAGTGACCACTTTCAGCACGTTTGCTTGATTGATTTCCGTCTCCGGCGTTTCAATCGGTCTGCGTCCGGTCAGCGGCTCATTCAAAAAGCCGTCAACAACTATCTGATACTCAGCCATGTTTTCCTCCTTTCCGGCAAAATAAAAAGCGCAGCAAGACAAACCTGTTAAGGTCTATCTCACTGCGCCAAAACTGCGCTTCAAAAGCTATTTACTTTTCCGGTGGATGGATAATTTTTACCCATCCTTCCCTTGTGTCTCCTTCGATAACGCCCTTGCATCTGTCGCACTTGAAATGGTATCGTCCGTCTACTTCGCCAAGATAGCGGTTGCAGCGGACGTTCTTATAGATGGGATTCTGCCTGATACAAGGGCAACAGATTCTAACTAGCATAAACGCTCCTTTCGTTGGATTTCTGGAAACAGGCTGTTGAGTACAGACCTGTCAGAAGCTACTGGGAAACTGTTCGCACTTCCAGCCGTGCTATTCTTCGCCCGAAGAAAACCATTGCAGCCTTTACATTCAGTTGTCGGACAGACGTAAATGGGTCAGCTGCAATTTTGGTGCTGCATAATGGATTTGAACCAATGTATGTCCGGTTATGAGCCGGATGCTCTAGCCTGACTGAGCTAATGCAACGTAAAAACCCGGCTTGATTGGTTAACCGCTGCTCTTTGCAAAAGGAGAAAATTCAAAAAAGCCTTTTACATCGAGAGCCGGGAATAGCGGTGAGGTGTCAAAAGAGAAATCCCATGCAAAGCAAGAGGATAGTTGTGCTGCGTAGCGGGTTTGAACCGCTTCGTGTCAGTTGGGGGAGTACAAACAACGTTCCGTCCACTCGGAAACGCAACATATAACCCCCACGACAGAGAAAGGCGGCTGTCGTGGGTGAGTAAGAAAGGAGGATATTACACAACAAATGACGAGTAAAAATGACTTAAAAATCTCGCCAACGCAATACCTAGAGGAAGCTGCAAATCTTCCTGGTACTATTGTAAGCCATGTCAATAGGCAAATCAAATTTTAATGCCTACACACCCGGCTATTTAGGGGAATTATTAAAATGGCCTCTTGACAGGCTCGATTTTATTGATTCCGTTGTACAGTTCATCGGCAAGCTGTGCCAGACTATCCGGTGCATCATCGTGCGGAACTTTACCAAGCTGCGTGAACATCGTCACCTGCTCCATGAACGCCTTGTACTCTTTCGACTGATGTTTCTCGTCAAGGAAATAGAATCGCTTGATGTCCGGCGCATACTGAATGATTCTTGATAGCTTGCTTTGACCACTTGGCGCACGTTGGCTACGGACAGAGCAGTGATAGCCCTGTTGCCGAAGCTGGCTGTCTACCACGTCACAATATTCATCACCGCCGTTGTTGGCTTCGCCACGCACCACGTTAATTTTATGCTGGATGATTTTGCCCACGACTTCCGGTCTGGTCATGGTCTTATCGCCGTTGTTGAACACAAGGTCAGGGATGAACACCGCATCACCGTACACATAAGCAATAGGACAGGCGGTGAAGTCACCACCACCCCATGCAATATCCATGACCATGAGCTTGCGATCAGGGTCTCCATCGGGCAGAACGCCATTGAAATACCGCAGTTCATCGGCAGGGAACAGCAAACCTTCACGCACATAGGGCTTGCCCATGTACTTTGCCCACCATGTTGCATCGTCAATGCTGGCTTTCATGTCGGCATAGTAGGCATCGTCAAATCCCACGCCGTAGTCATAATTGAAATTGCTGTGTCCGTTCTCATCAACCGCAGGAATCACCCGAAATCTGTACTTTGGATTGTCTGCGTACTGGTTCTGGATGCGCCCCAAAGGGTCAAGCACGTTCCAGCGTGTGCCGACCATCAGCTCTAATGCACCTTGCTTTTTACGGTCTTTTAGCTGGTTCAGATAGGCATCATACTTGTTATTCAGACGCTCAACATTCAGGCTTTCCTCCAAGTCCTCAATCAAGTCATCGCTGTACAGAACGCCGCCCTCGCCGATTTCAACAGCACCAGTCAGCGTACCACCAATGGAACGACAGGTCAGGGTAGGGAAACGCTTTTTGCGGTTCAGGTCAACGCTTTCGTCATTTGCTCTCTTATCCACAAGCTGAACATCAGGGAAGATTTTGCCCCAGTTGTAGGTCACAGGGTCAGTGATGATGGACAACACTTCGCCATAGAAACCATTGGTCAGCTTGTCGGAATGCCCGCTCATGACCGATGCAACGTCCGGGCGGTTGCCCATCAGCCATGTGATAAAAAATATACAGAGCGTACTTTTTCCGGTTCTCGGGGGCTGACTGACCCCAAGAAATTCTACACGATGGAAAAACAAGTCCTCTAGGTCACGAACCAGCGTCAAAAGCACCTTTCTGCGTGGCTGATAGAACTTCTTCTCCGGCGCACGATTCCATTCAAGATAGATGCAATAGCTGTCAAACACATCCTTTGCTTCAAACAGGTACGTCCGACTGATAATGTCATAGACCTTCGCCACGTCCTCGCCTGTTTTCATCTTGCCCATCATGGCTGCACAGACAGAGCGTAGTTCACCAGAGTATTTGTAGGCATCGAACCGCTTGTCTTGCGGCAAAGCGTCTCTCAGGTTTACGACCGCCTGAAACCAGTCCTCGTAGACTTGTGCTTCTGTCGGATTCTGCTTTGCATACGCTTTGATGCTGTCGATGATGGCAATGCACTGTTTTGGCTGCATAAAAAATAGGCACCCCCTACCTGAAAATGTAAAGAGTGCCTACAACTGCACAAAAATCAAATATTCGGTTTTATAATGCTGTTTTCGGAAAATTATTTGCTAAAATTCGTTTTAACGGATGGAAGGTGCGATTTATTTGACCTCTTCTGCAAGCTGGTTTAGCCTGCGCTTCAACTCGTCTGCATCGTAGTACAAAGCGTCTGCAATGGAATTGAGAATGTCGGGCTTGTCGGTGTAATCGCACAACGTTTCAATGAGCTTCAAGCTCTGTTCTGACAATTTTACGGGTTTCATGCTGTTTTCCCTTTCTCATTCGGTTTTATTCTAGGTTGCGAACAATGTCACTTCTATGCTTTCGCACGGTTTGCGTCATAATCAGCAAACATAGACGTTGCAATCTTCATGGCTTCTTCTATTGTAGAAGCCTTAACAAATGCCATGCATCCAAACATCACCCCGCTTGCGTTTGTTTTGCTATCTGTTGGAATGACATGGATTTTTTTGTTTTCTCGTTTGGCAATCCATGTAGGAATATTCCATGCTTCTTCTTTCGCCTTGCGTTCAGCTTCCATTTTTTCACGGACTTCCTTGAAAATAACATCAGCTTTCCGCTCTGCATCTTGCTTAGACCACGCATCGACATAAGCGAACCCGTGCCCGTGACCTATGATAACATTTTTCTCAACGTTATCTAAATGCGATTCACAGCAATCTACGCCACCATAGACATAAACCGTATAAGTGAGTGGTTTTGCCGTCAACTCTTCGTTGTCCTCGTATTCTTCAACATCGGCATCGTACATCTTTGCGATTTTCTCTGCACGTCTACGGCTCTCGGTCAGAGTAATGATGTGATAATCCTCGTATTCACCGCTTGTCACTGCGTAAAGTTTTCTAGCCATACTTTCACCTATTCTGTTCAGCAATCCGATACCATGTCTGGCGGGTCACGCCAAGCTGCTTGGCGGCATCCGTGACCGTGAGAATACGCTTCTCCACCTGTTCGTGAAGAACGTCAAAGAGGTTGCGGTCATACTCAGTGGGTTTGCGGCCTTCCCTGTAATCGGGGCGTTGGCTGGCAATCTTCTTGCCCTCTCTAGTACGCTCAACAATCATGTCACGCTCAAACTCGGCGAATGCAAGCATCACCGTGCGAATAACCTTGCCGGTTGGGGAGTTGTTCATAACCCCCATATTCAGGATGTTCACTGAAACGCCCTTATCAATGAACTGGTCTATCAGTTCAAGACCATTCTTGGCGGAACGAGCAATACGGTCAAGCTTCGCCACGATCAGCGTGTCTCCCGGCTGGATTTCAGCCATCAGCTTGTCAAGTTCCGGTCGATGCAGCTTCGTGCCGGTATAAACATCCGAAAAGATTTTCTGCGCGCCGTTAGCTTTCAGAAGTTCCGACTGGGCTTCAAGACTGTTGCCGTCAATCGCTTGACCAGCGGAACTGACACGAGCGTAACCGTAAATCATTCAGAATCACTGTTCCTTTCATTCGGAAACATCTTCTTTGTATTTTTTAGCGCCTTTGCATCCATTTCTTCATTTGTAAGAACATATTCATTATCAAGGTAAGTCCGTGAACCTCTTGGAACTAAGACAACATCATACTTTAACACATCCGAAAACTTCAATAGGTTTTCATACGAAATCCTATTTCTACCAAGAACAGTCGATGCGACGTGTTTACTCTCATAATTGAGCTTTTCATTTAATTCTCCAACGCGAAGAGGGGAATTTTCAAGAATCCTTTTCAATGCTTTGTTTGCGTTCATTTTTATGTCCTCTCTTTCTGGCCTTATTATATCTCAAAAGAGAGACATTTGTCAAGACGTTTTTGAAATTTTGCAGTTTTACTATCAATAGGGTCACTTTTTCATCAACACTTTTTTGTGTTAGTTTACAGCTTGTATAATTATCGTGTTATCAAATTTTACTATAAATTTTCGCCCCGATTCTAACACGTTAAAGTGTCAAAACCGCTATCAAAAATGTACACTAAAACGTGTTTTAACGTACAAATTATACAAATTGGGCTGTTGACAACTATATACCAAGCGTCTATAATCTAAGACAGCAGAACACACGATGAATCAGCCAACAACGGTAGATTTATCCTTTGTGGCATAAAAAAATAGGCCGTCAGCCCCACCGACCAAAGTAGCACTGACGACCTATTCCACCACAAAACAGAAGCTGCGCAACCAAGGGCGCAGTCTCGGTTTCTGTCAATTATTATAGCAGAAGCAAACGACTTCTGCAATAGAAAGGAGCAAAAAACATGAAATTTCCCACAACAACCGAAGAATTTCTGAAAACCCTCGCCCGCGGCAAAGAGCCGACCAGCGAGGACAGGGAGTACGCAGAAGCGCTGGGCAAGCTGTCCGAACTGAACTACCGGGCAGGGTACGAAGCGGGAGCATCCAAAAATAAGGGCTGAGTTTTGTGCAAATCTACAAACTTTTAGATTTTGTACAGATACCAGTACTACATTAAGCGTTTGCGTAATTGACAAGTCACAACATATTGCGTATACTGGTTGCACCCACATGAAGGGAGGTGAGTTTATGTACAGTCCTTATCTCGAACGCCACAATCACACGTTCACTGTTGCGCTGACCGAACGGCAGTTCCAGTGGCTGAAAGCCTATTGCACCGAACACAAGGTTGCACAGGCCGCAGCCATCCGTGACACGTTCTTTGAGGTGCATCCCATCCCGGAGAGCGAAGAAAAAGAATAAGACGCTCGCTAAAGTTTGGCGACCACAGCGAACGTCTTATATGCTCAACAATGGAAATGGAGCCATTGCGCCCTTATTATAGCAAATTGGCTCAGTTTCCGCAAGCTATTTAAGGAGATTCTATGAACTATAGTATCACAACTAAGACCGAAATTCAACTGATCGAGGGTGTTAGCTGCTACGAAGAAAACGGAGTGGCTTACATCCGGCTGGAAGATGCTGCTCGTGGACTTGGCTTTACTCAAGAGAAAAATGGAGTTGAATACGTCAAATGGGAACGTGTTGAAGAATATATTCGTAGCTTCGCAAATTCCCCACTTGTGGGGAAAAGACCTGAATACATCCCCGAAAACATATTTTACCGCCTTTGCATGAAGGCCAATAACGAGACGGCGCAGAAGTTTCAGGCGCTTGTATGTGATGTGATTCTTCCCGAACTTCGCAAGCGTGGTTATGTTGCTCTTTATCCGAATGGACAGCCGAGCAGCTTGCAGATTTTGAACATGATGGTTCAGGCTGTAAACGAACAGGCTGCACGAAGCGCAGAAACCGAAAAGCGTGTGGATGCCATTGAATCCAGTTTTAACAATATGTGCTCGATTATGACTATCAGCGTCAAAGGCGATGCACGAAAGGTCTGTCAGCGCACGTTGAATGCCATTGCAACCAAGCGTGGCGGTGGTACGGCATACGCAGACGTATGGAATGAAGTCTACGATGAAATGAAGGAGAACGGATTCGATGTTCGCCGCCGTTTGGATAACCGCAAGAAGGATGCCGCATCTAAGGGCATGAGCAAGACTTTTGTTCGAAAAATCAACGCTGTTGACATCATCTTCGACAGCAAAGACAAGAAAATGGAATCTGCGTTCATTAACTCCGTGCGCCGTTTGGCAGCGGCCACAAACGTAAAGTTTGAGATCAAGGAAGAAAAGCAGTCCGCATAATACATAACAGCCAATAAGAAAAGCCAGTGGTTAGAGAACATCTAGCCGCTGGCTTTTTGTGTTATGGGTCAATCCTGCAAAGCAATGACTTCGTAGGAGCTATATCCAACAAACCCGGACGATGGGTAAAGTTCAAATGTTGTTGTTTGCCCAGACGGAAGTGCATCGGTTATGTATGTGCAATCGCCACCCACAGGGACTTCGTTTCCTTCGGTGTCTTTCATTTTATAAATGACGATAACTTTTATCCAGTTGCTCGTGAACTGGCTATTATTTGTAATTTGACCTGTGTAACGCAGATCGTACCCAGAGCCGCGTTTAGAAACATTGGTGACGGAAAGTTCACCAGCACGAATAGCCTGATTGGATGCGCTCGCTTTGTGGAAATTCCGCTCATTTGCAGTAATAGTGTATTCCATTCTGGTTGGAGTAATGCCTTCGGAATCAAACGACACATATCCAGCGTACCAATAAGAGTCTCCCTCTGCAATCCAGTCAAGGGTTTGTTCATCGGTTTTTAATACTGAACCGTCAGAACCGAAAACAGAAGCCTTTAGAGATACAAAATCAACGGCGTAATCGGGGTATGTATTCTCAACCAGTACGGCGTAGTAGACATAGTATCTCGTTTTTCCGTATTCGTACTTGGTTTCAAGGTGACTATGAGATTCCTTAATTTTAACAGTTCCTTCTTCGTTAGTTTCTTCTAGTTGAGCAGGGGATGCAATCTCATCCGGCTTTTCGACAGCTATCGCACATAAAGGCGACATTAAAAGTACGGCCGCTACCAGAGCTGCCGCAATGATTCTCTTTCTCATTTTTGATTCTTCCTTTCTTTGGTCAGAATTTTATATAGCGTTTGAAATACCATGTGCCATAAGATACACGCCAAAAGCCAAAAGAGCGGCGCCCACAATGATGCCCCATATTGAAGCGGCAATCTTTTCGTTATTTTCTCTCTTTTCTTTATTTTTGTCATTCTTTTGGTTCATTGCAAATTCCTCCCTTTATTCAACTGGCGTTAGCAAGACTTCCGCGCTAATCGAAAGTTCGATATGGTAGCCGTCTTTAACGGTAACATTCTGCTTTTCGCCAGCTTTTTCAAATTTCAGTACATCGCTCACATCGTCAGAATTTGCATCAGACACCACAAATACTGTAGCTTCTTTGTTTCGATTCTCAACTTCGTATATGCCAGCCGGAACCATGTACCAGATATATTTATAACCACTTTTGTTCGTTTCTTCTTTTCCGTAATCGCCAAGAACTTCATCAATTAGAATAAAAGAGTCGTCCTCTTTTACAGGTTCTTCCGAAGTAGCAGACGAACTTTCGGATTCTGCCTTTACAGATGATGCAATAGATGATGTTGACTTTTCGCTTTCAGAGCTAGCCGCAGTATCTGTTTTGTTACGAGGGCTTACCAAATCCATAATAAAAGCCAATACGAACATTACCATAAGGATTTTGAACCACAGCCGCTTATAAGCTGGCTTTGGCGGTGTATTCTCTCCACCACACTGCGGACAGGTTTTAGCGGTAGCCGCTATCCTTGCGCCGCAGTGTTTACACTTTACGAGTTTTGCCATTTTACAATGCCCCTTTCTTACGGTCAAGTATAGCACAGATTAGACCGGGAGAGGGGTCTTTTTTTATTTTTTGGAATTTTTGGAGACTTGCACAATCAGATAGGTGTCGTTTTGTGAAGGTGGGGGAGCCTTTTTTATTTTTTCGGTGGTTGAGAGACTGACCGGGCGGGGCTGGGCGGCGGCTGTATACCCCGCCGGTGGAGACCCCAGCACCACAGCGCACCCGGACGGCCTGCACATCACAGGCAGCATTGCAGGCCGTGCAAGAACCAGGGCGGTGCGCACACGCCTGGACGCTGGACACGCTGCACCGGTCTGCACTCAATACCAGACAGACCGCGCCGGGACAATCGGACAGGGCGCGGGGCGCTGGACTGCCTGCGCATTGTGTCCGAAACTGTGCAGATTTGGACACAGCGCAGCGGTTCAAAAATATATCTCATTTTTGAATACATTTGTTGCGCGTGCAACGGAAAACCCCTTTACAGTGTCTCAAAAGTGTGATATTATAATGTCACAAGAATGAGACACAACATCACCACAAAACAGGAGGACAAAACCATGAAAAAGTATTACCACGTTATCACCGAACGAAACGACGAATACATCTCGGCCGTTGCGATTGCCGAAAACATCGAAACCGTAAAGGCCCACTTTGCAGGTCAGAACGTCCGTGAGATTATCGAACTTAACACCGCACAGGTCAACACCATTTCCGCAGCGGCTGCAACAACCATCATTGACCTTACCGCAGAACAGCCCCAGACTGTCACCCCTGATTATACCGCACTCGCTGATACCATCCGCACCGAACTCAACGCCCGCCACGACCGCAGCGCGTGGGATAAAGCCGTTACGCTGTACGCTCTCGACCTGCTGGAGGATGTGCAGGAGGGCGCGGACAATATGGAGCGTTTGCCCCTTGACGGTGCAGAGCTTGAGCGGTGGGCGCTCAACGGTGCAAGCTGCTGGGAGCAGTACAGCAACGGCGGCTGCTCCATCTGCTACAATGCCGATATCGCCGCCCGCGTCTGCACTCCGTCCGAACTCAAGCGCACCGATAACGGAATGAACGCCCCCAACAGCCGGGAATCGTGGCTTGATGTGCAAGCCCGCGCACTGTATCAAGCTTGCAACCGTATCCGCACCATCTGCCGCACCAACGGCCTGTATTGCAAGGAGGCCTAAACCATGAAAATAAGAAGAACCATGCGAGATATTAAATCCCAGTATCCGACCATTATCCAAGTGAGCTATTGTGATGCGCAGAATATGTTGTGCATGGACGACCCCGCCGCCTATACTGCCGGTGTGTATGGATGGAACGCCGATATTTACCCTATCACCTCAGGCGTTGCAATCTGCACCGGGTACCGGCCTTTTGGTAACATCAAGCCCGACCGCGAAACGGTCAGCCGTTACGAAAAACGGGCGCGGGAAATGCGCCGGGATTTGTGGAACGTTGAAGAGCTGGCAAAGCGCCTGCACAACTTGCAAGTGGAATTTGTTCGGGAGGTGTGCAACGCATGATTACATTGGATTTTTCGCAGTGGGCCGCCCTCTGGTATGTGGGCGGCATGATTTCCGGCTTTCTTCTCTGTCTGGTCTGGCTCAACGACCGGGCGGAGCAGTAAGGAGGGGAGACAATGACAAAAGCATTTCGTGCATAGCTGCTTAAAGCTGGCGCATTAGATACTGTAAAATATCGGTATGCTGTATATCACGGCCACGCCTACGACGTTATCAAACGGATTAAAAAAGCCGAAATCCGGTCTTGGAACGCCGAAAACGACGAATATTGGCAATCCGTTGAATACATTTGTTATTAAATGAGGTGCAAAAAATGACGGCATTTGAAGAAAAAGTGAACGCATACCGCGAAAACAAGCGGTTAATTGAAGAGTTAGAAGCAATGAACGACGCTGTAAAGGCTGAAATCATCGACATGATGCACGGCGCGCCGGAAATGGTACAGGGCACGGCAAAAGCCATTTATAAGGATGTGCAGAGCATCCGACTTGATAGCAAGCTTTTACAGGCCGTGCACCCGGATATTTATGCTGAGTGCAGCAAGCGCACCACATACAAGCGGTTTAGCGTGGTATGATGGAGGGTTTAACAATGATTTATCCTGATAAAGTATATATCCCTGTTGTGCGTGGGTGCAGCGTGTGGAGAGTTGTAGAGATCGACACGGCAAAAGCCAAAAAGACGCCCAGCTATATCGTACCTGGATATATTCAATATAACGGCGGTTTATACAGCGCTTGCAATGTCTTTTTGTCCGCCGCTGATGCGTGGGACTGGATTTACCTTTTTCGCGGCTATTGCGGCGAAATATACACCGCCGCCGAAATCGGCAGCATTCAGGAGGTGAACGCAAAATGATATTATCTTGCATCCTGTTTTTCTTCTGGTTTTTCTCTGCACTCTTTAAAGCCAGCAAATAAGCCACCCGGACACTTTAGCGGGGCTGCACCGTAAAGCAACCCCGCCCCAGCCCAAAAGGGCGAAAAATATTTTGCAAGTCCTGTTTTTGGGGCCTGCAATATGATATACTATAAAAAAGGGCAAAAGCCCAGAAAGAAAGGCATTATCATGAAAACTTACACTGAGCACGAAATCAACGGTTTGAGCATTTACGTGGACGATGAGACCGGAAAAGTACATCATGCAGTAAATTGGGACAGCGCAAATCAGACAACGCTTTATCCATACGCCTATAACACCCGCTCCCGTGTATGGGATAATGTCAGCGGAGATTATACGCTGGCAGGATTGAAGCGCACAAAGCGTTTAATTGAATGGCATTAATAAAATCTCCACCCGGTCAGCAATGGCCGGGCTTTTCTTTTGCCTTGCATCCGCTGAGGGTGCAGGGCTTTTGTTTTGTTCTGTTGCAATACAGCCCCATACAAACGTTTACAGCGGCTTTTGTATCGTCAATGCAGTTATACCGCCCACGCTGCAAAACGGATTACAGGGCTTTACAGGGGCTTTTCATGTGATTTGCCCCATTCTACCGCCGCAAATAACAGACAGACACAAGCGGCTATAATGCCGCCTGTGCCACGTTGGAGCGTATCACAGCGCCGCAGCACCTCCAGCGCGTACCAGATACCACCGCCACACCGGACGCTGTACAGGTCAGCACAGCCGCCTATTATAATAAGGTATATAAGGGCGCAGCGGCGTCCTCCTGTTATGGATCCATGCCAGACGGCGCAACATACCGCAGACCATGCCAGCCCGGCGGCAGGGGCACGGCGGGCGGAGCGGAACCATTGGCGGCTCTCGCCGCATCTCTTTCGGGCTTTCGCCCGATATCCAATAGAAGTCAGCAATAGTCGTAAAGTTCCGGCTGGAATAGTCGTAATAGCTTCTGAAATAGTCGTAGCCAATAGTCGTAGTTTCTTTAATAAAATAGTCGTGGAATAGTCGCAAAGTCGTCAGATGACTATCTTTTGAAAGTCCTATATATCGTATAGTAACGAACAGTTTGCCGATAGTCGCAGAGTAATAGTCGTAGCGTTTTCTTGTGAGCCTTCGTCAAATAGTCATGTATTTTTTGTGTAAAATAGTCGTTTGCCTTTTAGGAAAAGAGATGTGCGATAGTCGCTAAGTCATCAGACCACACAAAAAATCAACGCGTGTCAAGACATCTGTCAATTTTAATCCCAATCACATTACCTCAAAATGTTTAATCATCGTACTTATTATAATAGTCGCATATAATTGCTCAATCTTTTTAACTATTATTCTGCTGCAATAGTCGTATCATCCGATTCGGTTCGTTTTTCTCCGATTTAATTGCCGACAACTACAATCATATCATACCAACCAACTAGGATTATCCATCCAGCAAATACCTCAATACTTTTAACTATCAAATAAGACTATTCGGCTGGTCAGACGCTTTCAATCTGCAATCAGCTGCTCATACGTATATGCAACAAAATTACATATTCAACCGACCATAAAATGAAGTCAATTCTCCATGTGCAATAGTCGCAGACCATCCACCAGTCCAAATCTCACACCAGCTCTCGCTTACGGTCTACTCTGCTGGCTAACGGTGTAGCTTTGGAGATAGAGGGTTATAGGGAGAAAGAACCTTTCGCAAGACGTTTGGTTGTCATTTTCAGTTGTCGCAGTTGTCGCACCATTTTGGCGTGGGGGCCTCAAACAATTTATTTGTTTGAGGGGGGGGGGAGTTAGGGGGATTATAGGGGGTAATAGGGGTTGTAGGGGAAAGAGGGGGAAGAAAGGGGGGAAGATTGGTATACCATGATACCAACGCATACCATTCGTATCAACTGGTACGATTCGTATCGCTTGGTATGCAATAATCGCATCCATTTCGTATCAATCAACCCTGAGATTAGACGAATAATCGCTGGCATCCGCCCATCTGGCTGCTATCATCGCTGGAAAGGCGTGTAGGAGCCTGTCTGCCGCGTTTTTTCGATTGGCACGATAACTTTCACGTCTGACCCCCGAAAAGCTGTTCTCCACGCTTCTGCATTGGGCTGGTTATGTGGTCTAGTTTGAGATATACCATCAGCATCAACGGAGAACCGTCTACGAGCGTCTGTGGCACGTTTTCGCTGTTAAGTCGATAAAGTTATCGCCTAGCATCCAAAACGTCTTAAAACAGGCTTTCTCGTGGAGTTGGCAAAAAAACAAAAAGCTGTCATTGCTGACAGCCCATGCGCTTAGAGTTTGCATTCGCTTTCAATGCCGCAAGACCACGTTGGACGAATGAACCAGATAGGTCACGCCGTCAATCTTTACTTGAAGCTGGTCGCCCTCGTAATCGTCCCAACTGTTCAGCTTGCCCTCGACAATCGTTCCATCGGGCATTTTCAGTTGTGCCCATGAGTAGCTATACATCAGGTCTACCACCTGTTTGTTGCATCCAGTCATCAGCATAATGCCCGACAGAGCGGATACACATACGGTCAAAATCTTTTTCATGGTCGTTCTCCTTTCGTTACATCCACACGCATTCTTTGAACTGCTGTGTTTCCATCTGGAACGTGATGTCCAGTGAACCCACGTTGCCCTCTTTGTTCTTCTCAAGCGCAAAGTGATAATGCTGCTCCGGCCGCTTTTTCGTTGTCACGTTCTGCGCCAGCAGGATGATTGCATCTGCGTCCTGCTCGATTTGCCCGGATTCTCGCAGGTCTGCGGCGGTCGGGGGGATACCCGCTCTTGCGGTCTCTCGATTGAGCTGTGCAAGTGCGACCACCAGCGTTCCTGTGGACTGTGCAAACTCATGCAGTGCCATGCTAATCTCCGTGACAGCATTGTATCGGTCTTTCGCTCCAGCTTGATGAATGAGCTGCAAATAGTCGATGAAAACCACTTTGGCTTGCATCCTGATGGACTGTGTTCTAATCCATCCAACGCCTTTACCAGCGGCAGAACGGACGAACAGCGGATATTTCTTGATGGCTGCCAATCGGTCAAGCTCGTCAATGCTGACTGTCTTGTTTTTAACCGTGTGCAGCGGTACGCCTAGCTGGTTTGCGATGATACGAGCATAGAGCGTGTCCGGGTCGGTCTCTAGGCTGAAATACGCCACCTTGCGTCCGTTCTTGGTTATTTCACAGGCAAGTTGCAGGGACAGAGCGGTCTTACCAGCAGACGGTCTGCCGCCGATCACAACGAAGTTGCCCGGCACAAGATGCAAGTTGTTATCCAGCACTCTAAGCCCTGTGCTGATATACTCCGGCTTATCATCCAGCTTGCGGATGTAGTTGTCTATGCCGTCACACATCGGAATGAAATCGCTTCTCTCGTTGTGTAGGTTGATAGCTTCACCTAGCTGCTCATAGATGCCTGCCAGGTCTGCGTACCTGGTCGAACCATCAACGATCTTGAACGCAATCTCTCTTGCTCTGGACAATGCTGCCTGTTCCTTGACGATTCCAGCCCATCCAAGCATCATTTCATGGGTGACATTGCGGATGAACTCTGCACCGAAGGCATCCAGACACTCACCCATTGCTTTCTTGCAGTTATCGTACCGCCCCATGACTTCTACCGGGTTCCACTTGTCGTTGCGTTCCCAATATTCACGAATGGAGGCGAATGTATCACGCAGTTCAGGGCAGAAATCGTCGATTTTAAGGTCTTGCAGCACATCGGCGTATTCCGAAAACGTGAGGACTGCTCCCAGCAGGATGTATTGGGTCTGATTTTCAATATTCACCGCAGAAATTCTCCCTCGTCAGGTAATTCAGCCATTGTCTGCTGATAGCCACCGTTCCAATCCTTCACGTTACGCATCCAGTTCCGTGCAGCAGCTTTCCAGTCCTTCATGGGTGCCTTGCCGACCTTCCAGCCATTTGCCGTGAAGTGGTCAACAAACCGCTCTGCTTCTAGTCCGCCGTATCCCTTTTCGGAAAAGTAGGATTTAGCTTGTTCGGCAGTCGGTGCTTTGAAACGTTTTACTTCGTTGGCATTTTTCTTTTCACATTTTTCTTTTTTATCAGATTCAGATACAGAATCAGATACAGATAAGGCATCGTTTGCATTCATTTGCATATTTTGCATACCAACGTATGCGTTTGCATCATTGGTATGCGTTTGTATGCACTTGCATTTTTCATCGTTTCAACGCTTATTTGCACTCCGTCTGTTTTTCTCAATTCGCTCCTGTCTTTTCTGTGCATTCATATCGTCGAACGCTTTTACGACTTTCCAGAGCATCCGCATAGCACGGTCGTTGTCGTATGCTGGCTCAAGTCCAGTCTCAACATACCGCGCGTAGTTGCGGATGAATGCTCCAAATTCCTCGTCTGCCAGCTCGTCCATCGCATGGACGTGTTCCAGCAAAAGAATTATTGATGTTCTCGGTTTGTGTTCCTGCTCCATACTTAATCCTCTTTGTAGCGTTTGTTCCATGCTTCGATAGCGTCTTTGCGTCCATCGTGGATAATTTCAATCTCTCCACTATCGTTCATTTTGAACTCGATTTGATAGCATCTATCAGGAATTGTGGCTTTGCATTTAGAGCATCGGATATTAAATTCATACCCTCGCAGAAGGTTGCATGAAGATGCAGTATTAACGGAAAATACAGCTTTTCCACCGCAAAACGGGCATCTCTTAAGTTCTTCCATCTTTAATCCTCCTTTGGCTCTTCTGGCGCATACGTCCAGTGCGTTACAATGTACCAATCATCGTGTTCCAGTGGGTCGTTAAACTCGTCTCTCCACGCCTTTTTTCCGAATGCTGGCGCATAGAAGCCAAGTCTCATGTACCGCTCATAGTCGTTTTCGTTTTGGTAAATGTGTTTTACCATCAAAATCAGCATCGGAGCATCTGACGGCGGCAACTCGTCTAGCACGGAATGCCATACATACTTGTCCATGTCCATCACCTCATACCATCGGAAACGCCATCCAATGCGTCACCGTTACATCTTTCGGCAGTCTCTCACCTATCTCATCCCAGAACTGACCGTCTGCGTAACAGCCAAGAAAGTACGCTGTCGGCGAGATTGCTTGCAATATTTTTCCATCTTTATCACGCCACGTTGTCTTAGTCGCAAGCAACAAAAGCTACGTTCTCTCTCGTGGCTGTTCGCTTGCTGGATGCCAAAGTGTGTTAGCCATGCGCGTTCTCCATTTTCGCTCCACAGTTCGGGCAGTAGTCCCAACGTGTGTGATGATTTTTTGTGTGGCATCCGCTACACTCGAATCTTGTGAACGTATCGTCCTGTACAATCCATTCAGCGGTACGCTCTAAGGCTGTTGGGGCATCTTCCACAACGTCAATGGCATCACCAATACCGCAGGCACGGCATTTAACTCCATTGTAGTTTTCGCAGCCATCGCAATAAGCTTTCCGGATTCTTTTAATAAGTGCGCTTCGTTCAAGGTATTCTGGATAATTAGCCATTGTTTTTCACCTCGATTGTTGGCGCAGTGTCGATGTAATCAAGCACATCATCAAGCGCATATCCCATGTAGGCGTACTCGACAGTAAACTCTTGCTCTAATTCCTGCATCCATTCTTCAATGCGCTTCCGTAGTGCATTAGCATCAATCGGTCGTCTGGCTTCCATCGCCCTTTCTCCTCTCAATCTCATTACAAACCGCCTTGTAAAACGCATCCCACGTCTCATAGTCGCAGGAATCGCCAAAGTCAAAACCAGTCCGCTTGCATTCTGCAATGTCACGTTCAAAACAATCCAACGTCTTGTCTGTCAGTTCCGGCAGGAGTGGTGTGATGTATCCGCAAACAAAGCTAGGCATATATGACCGTCTGCCCAAGCAGTAGCGGACAGCGCAGTTGCAGACTGCACCGAAATCGTCATTGGTTGGGTCTACCGTGCCTTTTGTCGCATCCGACTTCAAATCGTTCACGCTGCATTGAAGGGCTTCTGCGAATTTTGCCAGCCTCGTTTCTTTCTTCACGCCACGCTTTTGCTTTTCAACGGCACTTACATACGCATTGGTTGTTCCAATCATCCTTGCAACATCTTTCTGCGTGATGCCAAGTTCAAGCCTGCGTTTCTTGATTTTCTCCCCTGTTGTCATTTTTATACTCCCGCCTTGTACATCGTATATAAGACCACAAATCCAATCAAAAAAGTAAAAATGTGGAGAATTGCATCCGCAAGAACCTTTATCTTTTCATCGGAAATTTCGTTCAACAATATATCCCATATCAAAATTTTTTCAATGAGATATGCTATCCCACATATAAATGTTCCAACCAGAAAAGAAGCTAAAACCACAATCAACGCATTTCCAAGATTACTCATTCTCTTTTTTCTCCCATTCCTTGCATCCACGTTCGTCCCACACGAAGTCTGCAACGTATTCTGACTGGTCGTTCACACACACGCCCTCCGGCTCTGCGTACCATTTGCAAGAGCCACAGGACGGCTCAGATTTGTTCTTACAGGATTCTGCCGTGCATCGGATAGCTTTGCCAGCGGAGAACTGCTTGATGCCCATGCAAGAGCAATGTTCGGTGGTGCAGTAAATCATTCTTGCTTCCTCCAACCAATAAACTCACACAGGCCGATGGTCTGCATGTCGCATCTGTGTGTGTATTTGACTGTCGGCAGGCTAAAGCCCGTTAAATTGTTGCAAATAGTCTCAAGGCCAAAAAGTTCGTCAAACGCATTGTCAGGAATTTTTGCATCTTTTGCATTGTAGATAATCGCTCCACACTGCTTACAACGCCATACAGAACATCTTGTCATTGTCTCTGCCCTCTCTTTCCTCTGTTGAACCGCCCGATCACTCGCTTATACTCTGCATAGCACTCCGGGCACAGGTCGCCTGTGTCCCTGCGCCACGCCCAGTCCTTGAAGTATTCGTCAGGGTTCATCATCCTGCCGCCCAGAACCGCTCCGCAGCGGTCACATACTCGCTTGTGGTAGATTCCTCTGTCAGTTTGCATTAGTTGTCACCTCAAACCCTGTCCAAACAATTTGCTTTCGAGCAATCAGAACAATCGCCAGTGCATTTTATTGCTTCATCTTGATATTTTTTCTGGTAATATTCGTCCCAAAACTTCCTCTTACTTTCACGGTCACGCAGATATGTGTCAAAATCTCCACGACAACGCCTGTATTCCAGAAACTCTTTCCCCCTTCTTCCAAGGGTGCGGTATAAATAGTAGATTTTGGAAATCATATCAAACGTAAGTTTTACGAAAAAGTAAGCGACATAGAACATACCAGCACATCCCGCAACGCAGAACGATACATCCTTTGCGGTTTCGTAGATATTAGCAAACATTATTTATCCTCCCCCAACATCCTTAAACAGGATTTCTTTGTTGGCTTTCCAGTCTTTGATTTTGCACGGAATGTCCGTGCCGGGCACAGTCTTTTTCAGCCCATCCATCTGCCAGACGTTCCATGAGATGATGTCTGCGATGCAGTCAAGGGACATAGGCATACAGCCGATTTCCAACCTTTTAGCATCAAACCGATACCTGAAATTCTCAATCAGTGTCAGGAACAGGTTGCATCTTGCCAGCAAGAGGTTGTCTCCCTGCCACTCATAGCCGTATGTCGATGCGTAGGCGTTGATTGCCCAACACATCCACATATCGTAGTCATGGAACTGCTCTGCCAGAACATTCAGCTTCCTATCCAGCAGACCGATTCTGTCCGGCACGGCAATCATCTGCCCTGTTGTGGTATCGTATCGGCTTGTGAGAAACGGTGCTTCTCCACAGGTGACTTCAAGACAAGTCTTGTTGATGTACTCCTTCCAGTCCTCGCCCTTCAGGTCGTTTTCTGTAACGTCTGCCATCTTCTTGCAAACCCAAGTCGGCGTAAACACCTCTGCTTTTTTGCTGGTGCGCTTCTTCTGGTCTGCCAGCCGTTTTTGCACACGAGGGACAAGCTGAACCTTGTCCAACTGTTCCAGTGTGATTTCATCTTCAAAGCCCACGCCTACTTCAGGCGGCGGGTCTGTCGCCCAGATGATGTTCTTTCCTGTCGTGTGGTCTTGCAAGAGGACAGGCAGGAACGTGCGTAGGCAAGGGTCGGAAAAATCAATCAAAGTTCCCATTTGTCAGCCCTCACCATGATTGTGTTCTTCTCTTTCAGCCAGTCCTTGACGCAATGAAAGCAATGCTCACGGTTCTGGCAACGCTCCGGGTCACGATGTTTGATAAGTTCGCAGATGCCCCGCGTAAAGTTTTCTGTAATATCTTCGTCCGTCATGGAACGGATAAAATCGCCGTTAGTCATGTTCCACCACCTCTCTGTACTCCACGTCAATCCCTTTCGGTAAAGCCGTCTGGTACTTCTGAGCCAACTGCTCTGCGCTCTGGGCATCGCCCAACGGCTGTTCAGGCGGCGCAACGGTTACTTCTACGTTGTCACGCATACCAAAGTAGTTCTTGGCTCGGAAAATCCACTCTGCCGGGTTTTCTTGACCATACATACCGTTGTACGCCCACATGGACTGCATTTGCAGAATCAGTTTCAGGATGTACTTCTGCTGCAAGCTATCGTCACGGCGTTTGCCCGCCATAATCTGCTTCAGGCTTACCCATTCAATGCCTAGAACCAGCGCAATCCATTCCACCACAGGGGAGATTCTAGCTTCGATGCAAGCGTCAAAGAAGAAGTCAAGGCGTTGCTGCACTTCAATCGGGTTGTTCATGTCCACGCTCGGAAGGTCGCCAAAATACTTTGCTGCAATCATGCCGATGACCTTCTTGTCCTCTTCGTCACCGATTCTCGACTGCAAATCGCCTGTATTCAGCATCTTAGACCTCGTGATCGCTAACTCCTGTTGTTCTTTCACCTTTTTACTCACCTGTGAGCGGATAGATTTCCGCTTGTTAAGCATCTGTTGTTTCTTCTTCTCACGCTCTTTTTCGCGCTTCGCAGCGGCTTCCTCTTTCGCTTTTTGCGCCCGCTTCTCACGCTTTTTCTTTTCGGCTTCGGTCAGCGGCGGTCTGCCACGGCCACGCTTCGGGGGTGTTGCCATGTATCAGACCTCCTTTGGCGGTTCAGGAAGATACGCCCAATGAGTTACATCTCCAAGTACAATGCACTCGTCGTCTTCCCATAATCCGTCATAAGATAAAAATGCAATTTCAATGCCGAACTTTTCTCTTTTTACGAGAACTTCTTTGTCTTTTTCGGGTAAAACTTTCTTGGTATCAAACCATATATTGGCGGGCTCAGATTTTTCCAATACGTTGGCTAAATCTAAAAACACATCTCCAATGCTGCTTCTGATTTGTCCTTGTAAGTATGCGATGAAGTTTTTGCTATCCAAAAACGGCTTCGCTTCATTCTTTTTGTCAATACCAACAGTTTTCCACGCCGCAATAATTGGCTCAACATCAACCAGCTTCACTTTCTCACCTCTTCATCTTCGTTTCGATGCTGTCCAGCTTCCATGCAATCTGCCAGATGGAACAGCAGTTGTCCAACTGTCGCCACCAAGCGCACTTTTCTTTTTCGCAGACGCACCGCCCAAGCGGATTGCTGGTCATCTTCATCGGGCAGTAAAGTTCGTTTTCCATCAGTCATTTCCTTTCTTTGCAAAAGGATTATACTCACTAGGGTCTGCCTTATTCGCCCATTCAACCCACTTAACGACTTTCTTTCGCAGTTCATCATCAAGTAAAAACGGCTCACGAATCAAAATAATCTTTGGATTCTTCTTCATGATGTCTGCATTGGTCTTGATTTCATCATAATCAATCGAGCCATGAAACATCTTGCTACGAACCTTGTCGCCTCGACTTGAGATATGACGAGTGAACGATTCCTCACGAAACCTAAATTTTTCGGTCAGATGCGGATTGAGTTTCAAATCGTACTCCTGAATGTACCCAATTTTCATAATGAACTACCTCCACCCCATCACAACAGCCGTACAAACGACCAGACACGCGTTGATGAACAGCCAGACAAGCATTGCTTGACGTTCTTCAAACAGGTTGTCTACCATGCCTTTGATTGTCCGTTCGGACTGAACTACCACTGCCAGCAGGGCTAGGCAGACCAGCCAGCGAGTTGCAAATTCAAACATTGTTAGCTCCACCTTTCTCTCAGCTCTTTTTCGACCTGCTCTGACTTTGCGGTGATGTAATCTGCAAACTCGTCAGGGGTCATGTCCTCTTCTTTGAACTTGCCGACCATCTCCCAGTACCTGTCACCAATGCGGATGATTTTCTGCACCTGTTCATCGGTCAGGTCTGCATCGCACCGAATGTTCTGAATCAGTGCGCCCCATGTGGCGGCGATGCCATCCAGAGCCATGCGAAAGCCGTACAACTGATTTTGCCGTGCGATTTTGCGGAGGTTGGTCGGCTTGACCTGTTTGCCGCACAGTGGGCAGTTTCCAAATTTATTCATCTGACTGCTCACTTCTGTTCTCCTTTCAACCAGTCGTCCAGCTTTGCCATGCAAGAGGGGCAAAGAACGATTAACTCTTCAACATACGGAACCCGAATTCTTTTTCCTTCTTCGTCTGCGCTCACTTTTTGAATCCCGTTCCCATAGATGAAATCGTATTTGAAGTCGTATGTTTCACCGCAACGGTCACATTTCACGATCATTCTCTTTCTCCAATCTCTTTAGCAGCCCATCCACGTCATACCGCCAATGGACACGCAGCCTTTTTGCTTTGACCTCTATCCCCTCTTGCTCTGCCCACTGCCAAGGGATGCTCTTCCTGCTCTCGTTGTAACGGAACGCCAGAACCTTGCTGGCAGGGATTGCAAAGGTGCGGTTGACCGCCCTGTAATTGACTATAACATGGGCTGTCTGACCGCTGTACCCCATCGCATCCACCATGTCAGTAATGTGCTTTTCTTTGCGGTACTTGCACTTTTCCTTGTCATACTTGCCGAACACCTTTTCCAGAGGGATAGAGGGCGTTTCGATGGTTTTCAGCTCAAACAGGTGGTTCATCGGGTATCGGTACACAAGGAAGTCACAAATGTTGTCGATGGAAAAGGACAGGTTCTCGTTACCGCCGTAGTAGGTGGCAGCGCTGTCTTTCAGCCGGTAGCACCACGCATCGGATGGGACGGATGACTTGAAGTCCGCTTCAAACTGCTTTCCGGTGTTCATAAATCAGCCCGTCCATCGTTTTCTTCTCCATGTGTATGGATAAACATAAAGCATTCCTCTCTTAATCATTCTTTCTGTCATCTGTTTTGCCAGCTCAAGGGATGACGCTCTGGGTGCGAAAATCTGTTCCGGGTATTTGATTTCCACCATCAATCCGTTTCGGATAATAGATTTTTCGCACGGATACTTGTAACCGTCTTTCAGGATATAGCCAACCACTTTCTTGCCCGTATGCGGCTTGAACCCATACCAAATGCAAGAAAGCGGGCTACTTTCAAACGGAACCAAAATCCGTTTATCCGAATCGAACCTGCAATGGCTATCTAAAACAGATGCGATGTGTTTCATCGTTTTCTTTGATGGGTTTCTCATCCTCTTTCACCTCTAAATTCACTTCCGAGAAACCGCTTCTTGCCACGTTCCCGGTGCTTGTCCTCATAATCACGGTGGTACACGCTCTGGCTGTGGTTCAGCTCATACACGAAAGCCTTGCGTTCCTCGAAGTCTTTCTTCTCTGCCTTGTACTTCTCGCAAGTGTCGTGGCAGGCTTGGTAGCGCGATGTGCAATTGAGACAACAGGTAATCATTGTTTTACCCCCACTGTTCGGCCATTGCTTTTGCAATGCCTGGATAAGTTTTACTTCGTTCTTTTGCATGGCCACTTCCAAGCTGCCATATCCTGGTTCTTTCTTTAACTGAAAGAGACATCATGTCTTCATATACATTGTCGGTTTCGGTTAGCCCGGGAAGATTTTTTAACCACAAGCAGGTCTTCTTTTGCTCCGGATGCCCAAATTGCCAGGGATTGATAATTTGATCCGGCTTTCGGTATAGTGTGGACATCACACACACGGGGTTTTCGATCGCAATTCGCTGAATATCAGTTTCTGCAAACTTCATGAAAAATGCAGCAGCTTCAAAGCGCAAGCTGAGCGGCTTTTTTCCCTCTGTGAACCACCGTGCACCAGAAACAGCAAGGTGCGTGCAGGGTGGGTGTGCAATGAGCAAATCCCACTTGCCAACGTCATGCGTTACACCGTCCATCGTCACGACTTGCCCACCTTCCAAAGCCTTGAGCGCATCTCCGAGAATATGCCACTCAGGATGCCCACCGGACGGTTCCTGAATATCACAGGAGTAGGCTTCGTGCCCACGGGCGCGAAACGCTTTGCAGACCTCCTGCGATTCCTCACAGGCAACTAAAACTTTCATCTTTCCAAACGCCCGTCCAGCCGGATAGCGCAGCTCTTATATAAGGTAGGCGGTCAGTCTGCTTGTTGGAATCTTTTCAATTCTTCTTTCAAGCATATATTGTCGCTAATATCCAGTGTTCCGTCGTTACTACTTGTGAGAAAATCGAGAAGAGCTTCCCTTGCTCGGCATCTGTCTAAAACGTCATCAACGCACTCTCCGTTGTATTCGCCAATGCAGAAAAGTTCATTTTTGCAATCGCTCATTTTGACCGTAATGCAAGACGAGAAATCTTCTTTTAGCTTGGGAAAAATAATTCTCGTAATTGCATCTGCGTTGAGGTAGCACCCATTGGTAGTCCGAATCAGTTTCATTCTTTTATCTCGCTTTCTCGAAATATTGCGTTAATTCGTTATTTTTAGAACGGTAAATCATCTGCGTTGCCCTCAATCACGGCGAAATCGCCAGTGTCAGGAGCGGAGCCAGACGCACCAGCCAGCGTTTTCTTCGGTCTGACCTCATAATCGCCGGAACGAATCTTGTCCACGCTGGTGAATCGGTCAACGACAAGTTTCGTCTTGATGTTGCCATCGTTGCCCATGTACTCTTCCTCACGGAGAACCACACCGACCAGCTTGCCACGCAGGGTCTTTTCATCGTTGTTGAACTTGTAGCCGGGATTGGACTGCTCCACAGCGGTGATAAAGCCCTTGAAGAAGGGCAGCGCCTTCTCTTTGTAGCTCTTGATGGTTTTGCCACCCCATGCCCATTCGCCCGGATTCAGCTTGCCGCGCTCGATAAGGGAAGCGGTCTGCTCACGCCAGTAGCCCTTGAACTCGCCCTCTGCGACTTCCCACTCGATGTTCAGACGCTCCTTTGCGGGTTCGTCCGTTGCCTTGCAGATACCGGCAACATATCCGCCAACAGGCAAGTCACGGCGTTCGGTGGCTTCCTGTATGTCATTCCAGTTGATGTTCTTCATCTGTTACTCTCCTTTGTTATCCGGCTGAACCGGGATGTTGTAATACTCACGGATGGTCTTGTCTACGGCGGAAAGGTCATTCTCGATCAGCGCATCGTTGAACATCCCGAGAGGGGTTTTAACGGTGTCCGTCCCATCATTGCGAGTGCTGAACAGGTATCGCCCATCCTGCACAACCGTTTTCAGAACGATTGTAAAATACCCTTCCACGCAGACCTTCTCGTCCAGTAGCTTTCCGATGGTCTTGAATTTCTCACCACCGTCTCCGTCACGTTCGCTGTGCCCGAAGAAGTAAACCACCACATCATCCGGCAACTCCTTCGCCCGCATCAGCAATGCGTTGAAGTTAGCTGCCATGTCGGTAAACTTCTGGTATCCGGCGACCTTTGCGTTTCGCATGAACTCGCCAGTCATAAGGTAGGTGGCATCGTCAATGACGATGGACTTACGCTTGGTGCTGTGGATTGCAGCATCAATCTTGCCGTAGTCGTTGGTGATATAGGTTTTCATGTTGCTGCGGAACGGCAGCGGCTTGCCAAGCACGTTGATAACCGCAACCTGTTCCGGGTCAAAATTCCGAAGCGAAGCGGACTTACCGCTGCCGGAGTGACCGTAGACCATTACTAATACTGCCATTTTTCTTTCCTTTCTTCGGCTTCATTAGGCTTCATTGTTCTTACTTTGGCTTAACATGGCTGTACAAAAATCAACCGGCCATCAGTTCTGCCAACTGTGCACGGAGGTCTTTTAGCTCCGCTTCCCTGTCTTCGATTTCAGACTGCAAGTCCTCAATCTCAGCCTGACGCTCAGCTTCTTTGGCTTCTACTTCCTGCTCACGGGTCATAAAGTACACGCCGTCCTCCGGCTCGGTCACGCCACCGAATCTATCTAAGCTCACGCTAATCATTCTTTCTGGGCCGTCCTCTCTGTTTTCTGTGCTCCTGGATTTGAAGAGCTGAGTACCATTGGCTTGTGTCGATTTCAATAGTAGACCACCGGTAATCGCACTCCTTGTTCAGGCAGTGCTTTCTACGGATGATGCAATCATCCTCGTTCCTTGTGTCTACAGTCGTGACACTTTCCTGTCCGCACATCGGGCATTTCACTGAACATCCCTCCACTCGTTGGTGTGGTGGGCTACACGTCTGATTTTTCGATTTTCACGCTCGATTCTCTCATTCTCAGCGCTAACACCGATAATAGCGAGAATCAAAGCGGTAAAAAGCATAGACACGGATAGCAGCGTATATCCAAGCATCCCCCAGCCATTGGAAGCGCCATTGATGGCATTTCCACATCCAAGTGCTGCAACGGCGATGGATATGCTTATAAAGCACAATACAGTGCCTTTAACAGTTTTCATTTCTCTTCACCTCTTTTAAAACAATATCAAATCCGTTCGTCTTTTTCTCGTTGATGACTATTTTTGCATTCAACGCCTTTGCGATTTTTAGAAGCGTATCGACCCGAACGGAACTTTTCTGCTTCTTTCGCTTGCCCAAGATGCTGTAAATCGTCGGCCTTGATACTCCCGATCTACGGCTAAGGTCATTGATGTTGAAGTACCTGGCTTTCATTGCATCTTCCAGCGTCATGCTTTCTTACCTGTACCGAAAATCCAGCAGGTGGCCATCAGAGCGCAGATTCCGATAATGTACCAGGTCGCTTTAGCGCCGATCAGAATCTCGATATGATGCACCAGCCAGAAGTTTAGCAGGAACGTTGCTAGAACCAATGCCAGAACAATGCCCCAGATCAGGGCAATTTCCACGAATGCTTTCATTCTTTCCCTTTCTATTATGAATGTGTTTCAGCCGGTCTTTCTCCCGGCTGTGCCAGCGGATTTCACGCTGGCCGTAGTATTTACCGTTCATCAGGAGCTTTCACCTTTCCCTGTGCAAGTAAAGTACTGTAATGGCCGTAGCTCATGCCGTATCGTTTTGCGGCATCGTTCATCTGGCTCACGGTATACTTTGGAGGCTCGTGCTTTTGAGGTCTCGCACGTTCTGGTTCCTGCACATCCCAAGTAACTTTGAACTCGCCAGATGCTTTTAGCTCATTCAGCTCTTTTTGCCTTTTAGCTTTGTACTTTTTGGTCAAAGCCTTGTTTGCATCTGCTGCGCATTCAGGGTGATACTTCTGAGACCAGAACTTCCGAACCATCGGCTTCTTGCACCAGGCACATAAAGCCGGTTCCGGTTCAGTTTTGATTCCTTTCTTTATAAGGGCCTGCCGTTCTCTGCGAACAATGATTTTACATTCTTCACAGTACTTTTTGCATGGGTTTACAAGGCCAAGAAAGGCACCGCAGCGCTCACAGTACTTTTCTTCCAATGCGACCACTCTCTTTCAGTCTGGTTTCCCGATTGTGACGTTCAAAGCACTGGTTGATGGATTTCTCCATCCATAGCACCTTGTTTGCATCGTTTCTGGATACGCCAGAAGCCATTGCCAGCTTCAGTCTGCGCTTGCGACTTTGCGCTTTACGAAATTTCATTACCAGCACTCACCAGCCTTATCTGTGATGAACTTCGGGACTTCCCGGCCTGTGGCAATGCACAGCGCAACTAGCTTTTCGACCCAGATGTCGTACAGGCATTCTTTTGGCATATAACACTGACCAACACAAGGCTCCTTAAAGCTTTTCCAGATCGTCAGGCCGACAGCACCGTCCGTGACCGTCCATATCATACTGTAGCCTTCATTGCACAGGTTGTACAAAATGTCTCGTGCTCTGCTTTTGGCTTCGTTGATTTCAAAGGCATCCCAGTTCTTTTTGTTTCCCATGTTTGCCTCCTTACACTGCGCCGTCAAATGCCTTGTCCATAGCATCCATAACAGGCTTCAGGCGTTCCAGCGTGTTGTACTTCTGCTTAAAGCTCTGTGCATCCCGGAAAGCATCTGCCATCATCTGACTGTGCAAGTCCGGGTGTTCCAGAACCTCTTTCATCGGCATATAAGACCGAACAGGCGGTTCATCCGGCGCAACCACCGTAACGTTGACGTAGGCTCTGACAGGCTCCTGCGTATCCTCGCTAGTGACACGGATTGCACCAATCATGTGCCGTGCCTGACCCTGACGGTACTTCTCTGCGGCAACTTCGTCTCTCCACTCGAAGTCGTTATGCAGAACCGATTCCTTCGGTCTAGCATAATCGACAACCAGTTCCGGCGTGAGCTTGCCGCTATTCTGCCGGATTTCTTCAAACGCACCAGCGGCTTCATCGGCAGTTGCCTTGTAACAGCACTTGTCGTTCTTCCACTGATAACCAGTTTTAATGTTCATTTTTCGCTCCTTTCTAAATTTTTGGCTCCATGCCAGCCGTAACACACCTTCCATACGATAACGCACCGGGCCTAAACTCACTCCAACTCACCTGACCAGCCTCAACTTAACTTGACACAACTTGCCAAACAAGTCCTAACCGAACCAGCCATACCGTTCCATACATATCCGCAACGTGACTAACCACGCCAGCCTAACCTCGCCGGAACCCAACATAAACCGCCTAGCCTAACCAGCCTTAACGAACCTATCGCTAACATTCCTAAACAAGCCGAACCCCGACTGCCTTGCCAAGCCTCAACGCACAGCGCCTTAACTCGCCAAAACGCTCCTAGCCTCGCCTCTCCGCAACAGCCAAAAGAGCATTATTCGCTCAGTTCAACATGGAATGCGCCCCAGCTACCGCCCTTTTCGATGCGCCACTCGCCAAGACCGCACTGGTCACCACCAGCGTTCAGCATATTCACGATGTCAGACAGGCTAAAGTTGCCGTTCTCGTTGAAGGAGATGGTAACATCCATGTACCAGTTGGCGAACTCAGGACGATAGCGCAAGTCTGCGGTTCCCATGCCGATACGAACAGAATCCTCACGACCTACGAACTTCGGCTCGCCTTCCGGCTTGAAAGACTTGATTTCGATGAACTCAGAACCGTTGTCGCCGAAAATCATAAATGCGCCACGAGCGGAAACCTTATCCTTCGTCCAGCCCAGACGGAATGCAGCGGAAACGGCTGCGGCCTTAACAGCGCAAGCGGGGAAACCGAACTGCTCAGATGCTGCGTACTTGTCCAGCAGTTCTTCCGTCCAGTCGGCGTAGGCAACGTCCGGCTTGCCGTTCATCCAGTACAGTGCTTCGGCGATTTCTCCGTAGACGTTCTTGGCCTGCTTCTTATCCTTCTTGAGCTTCGTGCCCTGCTGAGATGCAAGCAGCTCCTTCTTCGCCTTCTCGCTCCATGCGTGGACAATCAGCGGAGAATCGCCGATAATGCGGATTTTTGCGGTTTTCTTAACAATGGGCTTGATGCAGACAACGGTAGCTTCTTTCTTAGTCATTTTAGTTCTCTCTTTCTTTTTTGCTTGTTTTCTCAAATGCGTTTGCAGTCACATCTGAGGTTCGTTTTCGGTATTCTGCTCGATTTCAAGAATCTTGCAGATGCTCTGGATAATCTTCTCCGGCTTTCGCTCGCCACGAAGAATCTTGTAGAGATACGAATCATCAAGGAACAATCCAGTATCGCTTTGAACCGCCTGAATCAGCTCCGTTTGCTTCATACCTCGCTGCAACAGCTTCATCTTCACTTCTAGCTCAAAGCCAGAACGGAAGTTTTCTTTCAAAATTCCACCTCCATTTGCTAAAATCTATTGACAAGTACGGAAAACTGTACTAATATAAGGGTGTAGAGAGTTTATATTGTACAGCGTTCTGTACTGCCTATGTCTGTATTATAGTACAGACTTCCGTACAAGTCAACTCTTTTGTACAAAATTCTGTGCATTTGTATACTTGCACAAATATGGGAGCATTCTTATGTCGGACTTGTACAGCAACATCCATGCACTTTGCGAAAAAGAGGGCATCAAAGACGGAACCCTTTGCAGCAACATTGGGATTCGCCGCAGCTTTCTTTCTGAATTGAAAGCTGGAAGAACTAAAAGCCTGTCCACAGAGGTTCTTTCTAAGATTGCAGCTTATTTCAACGTATCAGTAGACTATCTTCTTACTGGCAACCAAAAAGAAAACCCGCCCCAGCAGCCGCAAAGTGAAGTCGATGCAGCAGTGGAACGGATTAGAAGAAAACTTGAGTCCATGCCGAAGGAGCAGCGTGAAGCTCTGATGAACCTGATCGAGAAGATGTGACGTTCATGCCCGGTAAAATAAAAGAACCCCTTGTGCCGGGCTGGTATAGCTCTGCGCAAGGGATTTTCTATTATTCTAGGTCTAGTGCTTGTTCCGCTGTCGGAATCTTTTCAGGGTGTTCCAGCAGCCATGCAATAAATCGGTCAATCTTGGCTCTTTCCTGTTCACTCATTGTGGCATATCCTCCCGATCGGTAAGTACGGACGTTCATTTGATATGATTATACACCTTTTAGTTGTCAAGTCAATGTGTTTTTAACAACTTCATAAAAATCAATCGTTTTCTTCGCATCCATTACTTCACATTAGGGAAACCAAAAATTGCAATGACAATGATTAAGAGCCACATTAAGTTTAAGTTACCCTTTGCTTTGTAACATTCCGTTGAGTATGGAACGAAAAGGGTTATCCGGTAAATCGTCCAGCACATCTGCTTTGACGAGAGCGTTTGTTCTGATGCTGTGCGAAACATTGTTTAGCTGCACAATGGCATCGTCCAAGTCTTTTACGGTTGCTCCACGCCGTTCCATTGACTGGAGGAAAGTTTTCACTTCTTCAAGAACAACAGGGTTCTCGGCTTTATAGAATCCATTTGTAAAGTCCATCTTCTTCTCCTTTCACAGTTCCACAAGCTGTCCGTCAATGCGTTCGATATTGTCTGCCGGGTCGCGCCCATCGTCTAAAGCGGCCACGGCACGTTCCAGGATGCCTTTTGCTTCGAGGTAAGCATCTTTATCAGCTTCGTACCCAGAAAGGCTCAGGACAAGCTCTAGCGTCCGTCTGCGGGCGTATGGAATAATCAGAGCATCTACAGTTCGGTTCATTAGCTTTCCTCCCACGGTTCAGGTGTGTGTGGTTGCCCATCGGGAACGCTGGCTGGCATTCCGTCGATGATTGGCATACGTTCATGGTTCCAGATTACAGTTTCTTTCATTTTTGTTCCCTTCTTTTTTGGAATTTTTTGACAGTACAGTTATAACACAGGCTGCTGTTGGTTCTCCATAGCAGCTTTTTCCATTTTTTGGCTTGTCGAATCCGGCAGTTTTGCTGGATTTTGTTGAAGGGGTGAGAATTTATGGACGAATATTTAGTAAGAACAGCCAAAGCATTGGAGATAGCTCGAATGCGTTCCGGCTTGAGCCAGCAGAAATTGGCGGTACGGATGGGCGTGAATCGTGGCACGATAGCAAATTGGGAGCAAGGTCTGGCAGCCATCTCCCTGCCGATGGCTATGCGCTGGTTCACCTGCTGCGGCGTATCGGTGGCTCGATACATGGACGCTTGTATTCATCCGGGGCTGCTTGAACACCTTGAGGACGACCTTTCCGACATGGAGAAACGGAAAATTCTTATAGATGCTATGATGGAATGTTCTTCCTATGAGATAGATGCCTTGCTGTACATCCGATACGGAGATCACGGCTCAGACCATATCGGCGTGCTGACAGAGATTTTGGCAAACCTCCACACACCGCTGAAGGACAGGGTCGCTGTCTGCCGGATGGTGTCTGGTAGCTATGAGATGGCACAGGCTACCGGAACAGACCCAGACCCGAACGGAACCGCCCCAAAGATGGAGATTCTTTATCAGGCGCAGGCTGCTGGAACGGAAGCAGCCATGAAGTCTAATGATTCCTATACCGTGAATCCCAATAATATAAGCGGCTGATTGTCGAATTATCGAAGTTTTTACGGTATATAGGGGGATGTGCTCCACTTTTTGTACACAATAGGCCTGTTATAAATATGGTTTTGGGTTGTCATTTTGTCCCCCATAGAATCGTAAATGGTGGATTTTTGCGGATGCAATTAACGAACTCGCGTGAAATTTTCGTTCATCAAAGCGTGACTTGTCAATTTGTCCCCTATTGGTGTGATTGCACTCCATTTTCTGTACACGATAGAACCGTCAGGTAGATTATAGGGCTTGATGGACGTTTCTTATTCAGCAAAAAAGTTGTCGTTTTCCACAATCTGCCCGTCGAAGAGAAGAAATTGTTGAAAATGTATCGTCGTCACTATTTGATGATGATTATTTATCTCTTGTTTATCTCTTGTTTATATATATAGTAAGAACGTGTACAAAAAGTGGAGCATTGTGTACATAAAGTGGAGGAACGTGTACAAGAAGTGGATAGTATCGTGTACAAAAAGTGGAGTATCGTGTACAGAATGTGGAAGACGATTGTTGAAAAATAATTGTGTACAGAATCATTGACGTGTACACGATACAGTGGTATAATAGGGTAAAAGAAATGAGGTGATGCAATGCCAGAATTGACAGGAAACAACCTTGTCGAAAAGAGCAAGGCGTTGGTTTGGGCGAAGTTTACGGACTACACAGCAGGCGAGCTTCGGCTGCTTGAGGTCTATCTGAGCCGTATCAATCCGAGAGACCCGGAAAGCTCCAACGTGTCGTTTACGCTGGCTGAATATTGCAAGCTGCTGGATTTGAAGCTCAATTCAAAGAACTTGAAGTCACAGGTCAAGCACTTCTTGGGCAACGTGGTTTCAGTGCCGCTGAACGCAGATGGAACGGAATATGTGATGTATCCACTGTTCACAAAGGCAGAGGTTAAGTTCAATCGGGAATCCTTGTCCTACGATGTTTCAATCAACTGTAATCCTGACTTACGGCCTGTGTTTTTCGACATTGCAAGAAGCGGCTACGTCAAATACCGTCTGCGCTATACGATCGGGATGAAACAGCAAGCGTCTATTTTGATGTACAGCATGATTCGAGATTGGATGAATCGCTCTCTAACATCGAACAAAATTGGTTTGAAGCAGCTGCGTGATCACTTGGGGGCAAACGATGCAAGTTATGACGACTTCCGGGCTTTACGCCGCAGAGTTCTTGAACCAGCAGTGGAAGAGATCAGCAATGTTTCAGACATTGTCGTTGACTTTGAGAAGATTTGCACAGGGCGAAAGGTCGTAGCGGTTGAGTTCCGATTTGGGTACAAATCCAAGCAGTCCGTCATAGATGCCGATTCTAGCGAGGTTGATTGTGAGACGGCTAATTCCAAGCCGGAAATCAAAAAAGCCGCCAGAAAACCACGCACAAGCGTATACGAAGGGTACGACTGGTCTGTGTGTGATGCTCTATCCGTTCAAGAGTGCATCGAGGTTGCAAAGGTTGTCGAAGTAAAGATGATGGAAGAGCACCCATCTATCAAGTTGCCGAAGCGGAGAGATGCGGTCTATGACATCGTAAAGGCTGCGTGTGCGGATATTCTTTCAATCAACCGCGACCCTTGGCCTGACCATCCGAAGCGGTATCTGATTGGCAGTTTGAAGAAGGACGGTGCGATTGAAGAGTATCTTCCGGCTTTTTATGAGATTGACGCATTGCAAAAGTAGTCAGATACAGCACATTGAGCAGATGATGCAGAAAGGAGAAGGTATGAGACTGATTGATGCAGACAAGCTAAGCGATTATCTGCAAAACCATTACAACGAAGTGGAAGCGCTTCATCGTCCGAATGACAGCGAGTATCTTTGTGGAATTGGGACTTGTCTTGATTCTATTGACGCAGATAGCTTTGAAGTGCCAGACAGCTATCCAGCTTGGATAAGCGTAAAGAATCAGTTGCCAGAAAAATTGGAAAACGTAATTGTTTTTACGGAAGGGTGCGTTGATGTTGGGTATTTAACCGAAGACGGATTCGGAAAAAGGCGATGGGAAACAGATTCTCTCGATGAATGGGGGGGGCAGAGAAGTCCTTAAAGACGTAACCCATTGGATGCCGCTTCCTGAGGAGCCGAAAGAATAAAGAAAGAGTGATAAAATGGCAAAAATCATAGCTGTCGCCAACCAGAAGGGCGGCACAGGAAAGACAACCACAAGCACCTGTCTGGCTGGTGCGTTGCAGTTGCTTGGCAAGAAAGTCCTGCTTGTGGACTGCGATGCCCAGTGCAACGCAACGGACACCTACGGCGCACAGACAGTGGACGTATGCACCCTGTTTGACGTGATGACACGGCAAGGCACGGTCGAAGAAGGAATCCAGCACTGTGAAGCTGGCGACATTCTGCCGTCCGACAACGCATTGAAGGACATTGACGAGCAACTTGTCCGGGACATGGGCAAGAACTTCCGGCTACGAGAAGCCCTTGAAAGCGTGTCTGGGCAGTACGATTACATTGTGCTGGACACTCCCCCGCAGCTGGGTCTTGCACTTGTGAATGCGCTGATCTCCGCCAACAGCGTCATTGTTCCCATCACAGCAGACCGATATGCACTGGCTGGCTTGAGCCAGCTTTCGCAGACCATCGGCGATGTCCGCAGATACTTCAATCCGACTTTGAAGATTGAAGGTCTGCTTCTAAACCAGTACAAGAGCCGTGAGAACCTGTCCAAAGAGGTTGTGGAGCAGCTTCCTGTGATTGCACAGAGCATGGGGACAACACTGTTAGACGTGAAGATTAGACCGTCTATGGGCGTTCGTAAGGCGCAAGCAGAGCGGCACAGCCTGTTTGGCGGAGACACGGCAAAGAGTACCAGCGCAGAGGATTTCAAGGAGTTGGCGCAGTATATCGTTGGGGGTGAGGGCTGATGAAATCAACCAGCAAAAAAGCATCCGGCTTGTTGGGCGGGTTTGATTTCCAGCCTATTTTTTCGGAGCAGACATTAAGCCGAAGTGAGCCAAAGGAAGAAGAAGTAAGCCAAGCAAAGCCGAACGAAGCCGAACAAGCACAGGTTAATCCAAGTGAAGCCACAGACAGCCATACACAGCCTAATGAAGCGCAATTAAGCAGTATTAAGCCGAAGCAAGCTAAAGACAGCGAAACACAGCCGAACAATGCCGTAGTAAGCGAAAGTAAGCCAAAGAAGCTGAAACAGGCGAAGGAAGTTCAACGTCTTATCGAACAAGGCGATGTTCCCGGCGCACTAGCCGAAGCTAGCTTGACAAAGAAAAAAATCCCGATGCCGGAATCGCATCAGGGCGTTGCAAGTGGTGATGGCAAGCGTTCCAAGCGCATTACCATCCTTATGAGCGAGGAAGAGCGCAAGTACATCAACCGTGAAGCCAGACGGCACGGAATGACGATTGGGCAGTTCGTGTACGCTCTTGCGGTTGCGGCGGCAGAAGGAAAGATTGAATTGGAGGATTTCTTAGATGAATGACGTATGGATTGACATTGGGCAGAAATATGAAGCAATGGCAAATATGGGATGCAAGCCTTATGGCTTCAAGCGGGTTCCATCAAATTTTGTGTTTGACGAAGACAAGTCGGTAAAGTGGAACAAAGAGCAAGCGCAAAAGAATAACGATGATTACGACAATGAAGTTAAGCGGCTGAATCAAGAGAAAATGAAGCGTAGGGATGAAATCTACGCAGAGATTTATAAGACAATTCAAGAAGAAGTCGGTTTTGGGATTTCAGAAAAGAAAGCGGAAAAAATTTGGGAGTACGCTTACGATAGAGGGCATTCAGCAGGATGGTATGAAATAATCGTAAATTTGGAAGAAATTGAAGAATTTGCAAAGTTCATATTGGATAAAAAGAACTGAGTTGGAGGATTTATTGGATGAACGATAGTGAACGACACCTTATTCGATTTGTTTGCGATGGCGATATGCGAAACGCGCAAAAAGCCGTTAAAATCATTTTGAATTCTATATCATCCAAAAAAGATGAGCAGTTCAAGGAAAATATGTTTCGCAAGTTGGAAAGCAAAAGAGAATTTATTGAATTGCCATATAACTTACAGCATCTTTTGATCGCAGAGGATACAGAAGAATTTCCAGAAGCAAGATTCCTTCTTAGGAACGAAGAAAAAAGTATAACGCAGAAAATCGTTGCTATTTATCGAGCATCTGAAAAATTGAACGAAATGGGCATTCCTTATTTGCCAGCATTGATGCTTTATGGGCAAAGTGGATGCGGGAAAACCATGCTGGCTAGGTATATCGCGCATAAAGCAAAACTTCCGTTTTTGAGGATTCAATTTTCAAGTCTAGTTGATTCGCACTTGGGGCAAACACAATCTAACCTTGCAAGAATTTTTGATTATGTGAGAACTGCTCCTTGCGTTCTTTGTTTTGATGAAATAGATGCAGTTGGAATGGCTCGTGGGCAAAAAGATGACGTTGGGGAAATGAACCGTGTGGTTATCGCGATTATGCAGGAAATGGATAGATTGCCGAACAATGTAATTATTATTGGAACGACAAACCGATTTGATAGGCTCGACCCTGCGCTTATAAGAAGATTTCCGTTGCAATACGAATTAAAGCCGTTGTGCCGTGCGGATGCAGAAATACTTTCTAAAAGGTTCTTTGAATATGCAGGAGCACAATATGAAAACATAGCTTATGAAGATTACGTCCCAGCATCTACGGTTATCAAAGAATGTACAGAACGAATTGTAAATCAAGTTCTGAATCAAGAGGATTTCTTGGAGGATTGACGATAAAAGTTAAGATTTAGGAGGATATATGTGGGTTTATGTATTTGACGAACCAATTCCAGAATACTTCAAAAACGGGAGATCGTATCTTTTGAGTTTATATTTTCATAAATGTTATGGGTATGAGATTAAGAAAGAAACGGATGTTGTTATTGCATATTGGGATAATTCATGCGGTTGTTTTCGTGAGTCCACAACAAAGCTGGAAATTGATTCGAGAGATATTTCAGAATGGTGGAAAGACATTTGATAAAAACTGAGTTCTAGGAGGGTTGACGTATGAAGATGTCGAAAGAATTTTACGAAGGAAATATTATCCGTTTACAGAAAATGATTAAGCGTGGCATTTACGTTCTTTTGTTTGATGCTTTTGCCGTGGCAATTCAGATTCCTTTTATCTTAGCTGGTAAATGGGTTGCAGCGCACTTGATTTTGTCCATTGCCGTATCTTTTGCAGCGGGATTTAGTTTTAACACGCTTGTGGATAACAAAAGACAACTTGATATGTACAAGGCAGATATGGAATTGTACTACACCAAAGACACTCAAGCGCATTATTCGAAATAACAAGATTTAAGGAGAATGTTATGACTTATGGAGAAATGAACAACTATATCGCCCATGTTAGCGACAATGACTTGGTTGCGTTATGCAAGAGTGTTTACGAGTTCAAGAATGGAAACGGAGTGTTAGAGCCAACTTCAACGCTCAAAATTCTTGCAGAAAACTTACAGTTTTCTAATGTGAGAATGTTGGAATGTGTCGTTACGGAAGAAGCACATAAACGATACGGTCAAATTGTTTTACTTCTTATGAAAGACGCTCCGGCGCAGTATTTGAAATGATGAGTTTTAAGGAGAATCATAATGGGTAAGTATGTGAAGCGAGAAGATGTCTTAAAAAAGCTAAAAGATGTATCAAAACTGGCAGACGGAAAATCTGGAAGAGCGGTGATTGCGTTACTTAGATCATCTTTGGAGAACATTCCGTACATTGTGGTTAAAGAATAAATTAAGCAAAACGATAAAAACTAAGTTCTAAAGTTAAAATAACAGAACCCCTGTGCAGTCACAACGACCGCACAGGGGAGAAAGGAAACATATGGAACAAAAAGTGTTAGGGCACTACGAATCGCACTGGTATCTCAATGGAGCATGTGAAAGTATATACGAGGACAAAATGGTCTTTCGAAATAAAGATTGGCGCATAAGATATATGCCAAACCAATGCGTTGAAACCAGCTATGTTAGCTTAAAGAAAATAAAAGATAATTTTAAGAGCAAAGGACAAAAAGAAGGAAACTACAAAAACATTGCATGGATAAAATTCGCAAAGCTGAACTGGTTTGCTAGAAAGAAACGTCCAAACTGGTTCAAAGTTCAATTCCTTTCAAATGGTCTTGATAGTTCAAAGACGCAATGGTATACAGTCCATGATTTGTCTGGCATTGAAGAAAAGAAGCACTGGGTTGAAGAAACTCGTCAATACACAATGAAAGAACTTTCGGAGAGAATGCCAGCAAAGGATTTTATCGAGTATATGAAAGATAGAGGAATAACAACAATCCGATAAGCGAAAAACACCCCTGTGTAACCATTACTGATTACGCAGGGGTTCTTCTTTACTTATCGGCAATGCAATCCCAGTAGAGATATGCCTTGCCGTCTGCGGCATCTGCGTCCTCAAGGAACGCCTTTGCCATGTCAGCGTAGAAGCCCGGAGTGTCAACAGACTGACGTTTTGCGACCTGACAATAATCCGAGTACATCATGTTCATGACAGCCCAGAAATCGTTCGGGTCACAGTTGATGTTACGCTGCTTGGCAACGTCCTGCGTCTGTTCCAACGTCCAATGACAACCCTTCGTGCCGTCAGCGTTCACCATGTTGTCGCACCATTCCTCTGCTTCATCATGGGTGAGGTGCTGGCGTGGCATCTTGATCGAGCGGCTGTCTGCACCGCCACGTTCGTACTGCCCAGACCGTTTATCCCAGTCACCGTTCTGTGAGAAGCCGATTTGCGGCATCTTGCGTCCATACTCTACGTCAGGGTAGCGGGGGATAGGGTATGGGTCGATGTAGCGGTTTTCCTCCTGCGGATAGTAGGGATAGCGGTCGTTGCCACCTTCCAGCTTGCGCAGACGGCGTTCCATCTCGCGCTCCCTGCGGTCACGCTCTTCCTCAAGGCGGTCGCGTTCCGGCTCACGGTCTTTGTCGTGTTCACGGAGCATCATCATGCGGCGAAAATTAGTCTTGCCCATAATCTACACCTCCTCAAGAAATAGACGCGGGCGCACCAGCGTGTGAGCGGCAGAAGCAGCCAAGATATTTGAACGTGCCGGTGCCGGTCGCAGACGTTGCCACACGAGTAGCATAGCGGGTGCGGGTGTGGATGCTCTCAGCGGTTGCCTGAGCGCAGTTGCAGTCGGTCAGAGGGTATGCGGTCGTACCTGCGCCGATGGTAATGACAACAGGGGCGTTGATGGTGGTCGTGTCCGGGATGCTCTGGGCAACCACGATGCAATACTTCTCTCCGTTCTGGTATGCGCCAGCAGGGATATTGATGGTCAGCGTATCGTTGGCGAACGTGACCGCCTGACTGATGACCAAGTGGGAGCAGAGTTTGCAGCTTGTTTTGCAAGCCATAATGTTTTCCTCCTAAAAAATCAGGGGCAGAGGTGTCTTACCCCTGCCCCGATGGTTCACCCGGTGTTATCGGGGAGTGTGTTGGTTAGCAGCAGCCGCAGCAGTTCACGCCCACGTTAGGGTTTGCCACCTGATAAGCGGGAATCGGACGAGGATTGACCCGGTTCAGGATGGTATCAGTCTGCTGGGACATCACGGTGGTCAAAAGCGCATTCTGACGATCCTGAGAAGCCGCGAACTTCAGGCTCTGGTTCTCAGCGGTCAGAGTGGCAATCTTGTCCTGCGTGAAGTAGTCCATCATGCTGCGGAAGTTGGCGTTGCAGTTGTCGATAACTGCGCGGGCGTTGTCTGCGATAGCCTGACGGGTAGCGCAGTCCTCCGTTGCGATGGTGTACTTCAGGTCGCCGATCAGCTGCTTGTTCTCGCAGCAGCAAGATGCCAGCTGCGTGGCAAGTGCGGTCTGGCCAGCCTGCCGTGCGTTGCCCTCCTGCATGATGGCAAGGTTGATGGCGTTGTCGCCATTGGACACGCTGCGTTCCAGACCGTTCACGAGCTGTGCGTTCTGGTAGCCAAGCTGACAGATGGCGCTGTTCACACCGGCAAAGCCGTTTGCGATGTTGGTGTTGACGCCGTTCATCTGTGCCAACTGGTCATACCCCAGAGAGCAGATGCCGCTCTGGATGCCCGCCAGAGAACGGGAGGTATCCTGCTGGTAGAAGCCCTCAGACAGAGCCGCGCGGGTGTCTGCACCGCCCTGCCCGGTTGCGCCAGTGCCGACCAGATAGGGGATGTAGGCGTTCATGCCGTTGTCACCACCGTTCCGGCCATAGCCGTTCGTGCCCCAGCCGAAGATGATAGCGAGGATGATAACAGCCCACAGACCTTCGTTGCCGAAGAATCCGCCGTTGTTATTGCCGCCGTCCTGTCCAGCCAGATAGCCAGTTGCAAAATCGTCCATAACAAAACTCCTTTCAGTTTTGCGTTATGCTATCCCACCGCCGTATGCGATGGGCGAAGCCAAACAAGTGCGGTTTTTGTCAAGTCCGCAAAACTGAGAAGCGTTTCGCTTAGAGGGATGCTTATTTTAGGATTATTAAGTCAGCTTGGATGGTTGTCTTTTTCGTCTTTTGGGTCATCCCAATTTTTGCTGGCAGCACCGAAAATGAAGCCAAGCATTAAAGGAACCCACATTTTTTCATTGCCACACAGATTGTTGATGTCAAAATCTTTTTCGGAATGGCTGCTTTCAAAATCATCCATTGTAAAGCCTCCTTACTTCGGAAGCGTCAAATTCAGGACGCTTGCCAGCTGGTTCAGGTCGATGCCACGCTCTTTGGCGAGGTTCTGCGCCATCGTTCGGAGCTGTGCTTCGTTCTTGCCCTGAATCAGGTTCAAGCCCTGCATGATGGGAGCATTCTGCCCGCTTAACTGCTGGATAAGCCCCATTGGGTTTTGTCCGGCGCGAGCCAGATTTGCCAGCTGCATGATGGGGCTGTGAGTAATCATATCAAACGGAGAGGGCATCGCTTATTCTCCTTTCTTCGCTGCGGCAGCTGGTTTAGAGAAGCTCTTCTGCCACTTTTCCAGTTCATCCAGCCGATGCACAAGGGCGTTATACTCTTCAATGGGCACATACTGCTGTGTCGGTGCAGCGGTCTGCTGTGCCTGTTGTGCTTGTATTTGCCGCCATGCTTCCGGGCTGTAGAACTCCTGCACATAGGATTCGCAGGTGTCCGGGTTGAGCCGTTTGCAGTAGATCACGCCGCTGCGCAAATCTGGGCAGTAGGTCGGTCTGCCGTACAGGTCTGACGGTATCGCCAAAAACTCTTCTCTGCTGGACACAGGTCTGCCAAGCAGCCAACCGCCATCTTGTGCTGACTGCTGAACAGGCTGCTGCCCATTCATCGGCTGCGGACGCTGCGGTTGCGCCTGTTGCATCTGCGTGTTGGGCAGGGGAGAGGCAAGCCCAACTGTGCCCATACCGCCGTAAGGATTGACAGGCTGCTGCGGAACGTAGGGCGCTCCGGGTGTCGGATAATAGCTCATAATACATCCCTCCTTGTGCTCCAAGTGTACCGCATCGGTAAAAAGCGAAGGACAACGAAGGTATAACGAAGGACAAAAAAGAAAAGCGCCCACACGGAAAAATCCGCATGAACGCTTAACTGTAAGGATGCACACATTGGAGTGCAATGCTAAGATATCACATAATCCAATATATGGCAATGCTTTCGACAAAACTAGTGTGAATAAAACAAACTCCCCCACTTTGCCTACAAAGCAGGGGAGTTTTTTGTAAAATCAAGAGTGGAACCGCCCACAGGCAATGCTGCTCTCTACAAAGGCCGCAGCCTTTCAAATCATAAATCGTATGGCGTATAATGCAAAGACGCGTATACCGATAAAACCACGCCTATAAATGCACTATGCCAAAACGGGAAGACGGCTTTTAGAACGCTTGATGTCGCCCCAAAAATAATCAGAGCGAACAAAACACGGGACAAAAAGTGATATATTTTATTTGCCATAATTCATATAAAATCGTCTCCCGCATGGTACGCACTGTGAGTAGGCGGGCGGGAGACTGGTCGGCGCCTATCTGGCAACCGCTTTTTTCATTCCCAGATAAAGCACTGGGTTAGCTGGCAAATATCCACCCTAATGCGCTTCTTCGAGAGGCCGGGTGGATTTGTTGAGATTATTATACCACAATCCGTGCAAAAAGAAAACAGCGTAACCGTGATGGCTGGAACCCATCAGGATTACGCTGTAGACTGAGCCATATAGAACTAAACCTCTAAGTAAGATATAATTCTAAAGGCACTTAGCACGTTTATATTATATCACACATCCAGCATTTTTTCAATGCCTTTCAGCCTGTAGCCTATCGCCGTCCGGCTGTAATGTGTCTGCGCTGCAATGTCCGGCAGTGGAAGCCGCTCAACGTACCGCAGTAAGGCTATCTTACGGTCTACCCTCCCAAGCGGTGCGTTTTTGATGGCGGAGGTCATCTGCTGTCGGTCAAGTCCTTGCAGCGCAGTGGGCAGCACTACACGAGCCGCTGCCACGGGCAGCACCGAGCCAGAAAGGCTGCGGAAGCTGCCCAGCGTTGCGCACCATATTGCCAAGCACGGCAAAATGGTATATTTTCGTGAGGTCAAGAAAACGTGCGCAGACCATTTTCGTGATGTCACGAAATTGCTCTTGTGCGGCGAACATCTCGGTGACGCCACCGAGATGGCGGTATGTAGTGCTTGCCATGATATCCTCCTTACTGCTTTTGCAGCGCTGCTTTCATGCGGTCAAAGAAAAACTGGATCACGGTGCCGATGGTCTCATCGGTGATGGCCCACGAGATAAATTTGCCCCACTTGCTGGCGCTGAGGGCCGTGCGGAGCATCTGCGCCACCCACGCCTTGCGTTCTGCGCCTCTCTTGGTGCCCTGAATCTCGTGCTCTGCCTGCTCGATCAGATCGAGGACGGTGCCCTTGACAGCGGCACCATAGCCCAGTCGGATGCAGCCCAGGGCGTAGAAGATAAAGCCGCCCAGCATCAGAGCCAGGGCCACCGGGCCCGGGACGGCGCTCAGGATTTTTGCTACTGCGTCCATGCGTTTTCTCTCCTCTCATACAAAAATTTGTCGATTTCCTCCGCACTCTGCTCCATCGCTTTGATATTATCACCTGACAACTGAGCGCCTAAAACGGCGCGGTTGGAGCGCAAAAGGATGGTGATGGCGTTTTCCAGCGCCCCAAAATGCTCCAGATCGCGGCTCAGAGCGGCAGAGTGGTTAGAGTAGCCCGTCTCAAGCACTCCCACGCGCCTGTCCAGCTCATCCAGCCGCTTGTCTTGTGCATCGTCGGGGGCCTGTGCCTTTTTGATGTACTTGTGGATGATGTCCAGCACCTTGTCCAGCGTAATCGCTGCCGCGCACAAACTGCCCAAGATGCCCACAATCCAAATCAAAGCTTCTTTTTCAGTCATGCGCCCTCCCGAAGACGGGTCAGGCCCTTCTTGCGGATGATTTTCGGGTAGTTGACGGTGGTCACGTTGAGGTCAACATTGCCGGAGATGCCAGGCACGCTGCCCTTGCTGGTGTGCTGGTGAGCGGTGTACTTAAAAATAACTTTCGGGGTCTTGCCGGTGTAGTCCGCCAGCCATACGTCCCACCGGGAGGACAGTCTGGCCATATCCAGTTCGTATTTGTAGCCGGTGTAGGTATAGAGTTGGGCGTAAAAGCCCATTTTCTCCACCTGTTCCAGCGCGTAGGCGGTAAGGTTGGTGAGGTCGAGGGTGCTCATGGGTTTGAGCTTGTTTTCCTCCACGTCCACCGCGATGGGCATGGTCAGCTCCTTGCCATAGACCGCCTGCCGCACAAGGGAAAGCTCTGCATCGGCCATTGCTTCGCTGGTGGCGTAGGTGTAGTAGTACACGCCCACGTCCAGACCAGCAGCCCGAGCGTTGCGGTAGTTGGTCTCAAAGGCCGGGTCGATGTACAGGCCGTCCGATCGCTTGGAGAGCTTTCGGTTAGTGCTCACGGTCTTGAGCATGGCCCCCTTGTAGCCAGCCGCTGCCACCTGTGCCCAGTCGATGGTGCCCTGATACCGGCTAACGTCAATGTACCGGTAAGGCGGTTCCCCTGCCCACCCGGTCACGGTGTCCACAGTGGGCACGTCCGGTGCAGGGGTGGGCGCTTCCTTGTCGGCGCTGTCTCCGGCAGCGTGGGAGAGCGCAGAAAAGATATCCCGCAGGAAGTCAAGCATCACTTTCCACCTCATAAAATCCCTCCTCCGTCAGCTTTGCCAGCACAGCATCCTTGTACCGGTCAGGAACGCTGTCGATGGTAAAAGCGCCGTCAAAGCGGTGCAGTTTGATTTGGGTCACATAGAACAAAACCATAACATCCTCCTTACTGTGCGGCCAGCAGGTCGAGCATAGCCGCTTCCAGAGCAGCAAGGCGCTCTTCTGCGGTGGGAAGCTGTGCCTTTTCCTCTGCTTCCTTGCGGGCCTTTTCCTGTGCAGCCAACTCTTCGGTGGTGTACAGCACATACCGTTGCACTTCCACCTCTTCGTCGTAGGCATCCTGAGCCGGAACAGCTTTGACATCCACGACTTTCTTTACGTCTTTTCCCCCGTTTGGATATTCACGGATGGTCTCGTAGTGGCTGACCTCTTCCACGCCCGCCACAGCATCGTGATGGACAGTCTGGGTCTCCTGCTTGAGGTAGCCTTTCGTCAAGTCGGGGGTGGCGATTTCTACGCCGTTGCTGTCGATAATTTTCATGTGTACTCCTTTCTGTTATGCCACTCTTCGCCATATGTATACGGCGATGTAGGGTGGCATATTGTTTACGTTTTGCATATCTACATCATCCGTTCCTACATCAGCCCATTGTGCTGTGTAAGAATTATATCCATCACTGTTTGTAACCTGCGTGGCTGCGTAAATCCATCCCCATTGAGGAATGTGCACGGCATTGCCTACGGTATTGACTGCTGCAACACCATTTCTGCTTGATAAAACGGGAATGTTTTTTCTTGTGAGTTTTACGCTTTCTTCACCACCAGTCGCACCTGCCGGGTAGGTATCACTTGCGCCCATGATAAATTTACCCTCAATCCGCTCCCATGTGCCGCCGTAAAGCTCGGCAGGGCTGGTGGAGTTTTCGCTGATGTACAGACTGCCCACTGGGTGGTCTCGCTCGACTACCGCCGCAAGGACTTGCTGATAGATAGCATAGGCATCAGGGCCAATGCCATTTTTGATTTCTCCTAGTGCCATTGTTTCTCCTTTCAGGCAGTACGAAGCCAAGTGTAAGTAAAGTATGCCGGGGGGCGGACGGTAGTGCTACGACCATAAATGGAATTGGAACGAGAGGCATCAAATCCGAAGGGCGCACCGCCGGAGGGAATACCGACATCTGTTGAGATGCTGTTATAGTTATCATCTCCGGTAGTGATGCCGTTTTCGTAGAAAGCTCCTGTTATTTTATTAGCTGAATTGTTGGTAAAGCCATCTCGAAGTGCGGCAATAAACGTACCTTTAACATTCGGCAAACCTGCCTCAACCGTCGTACCAGCCGGGTGCGTGTCGCTTGCACCCATTAACACCCTATCTTGCGCAATCTTTTCCCACGTGCCGCCGCCAAATGTCACAGCCGGGTTTTCCGGGCTGATGGTCTGATAGATACTGCCTACGGGATGTGCCGCAAGCAGGAAGTTGGAATAGATGGAGCCGTTACCATAGAACTGACCGCCATACTTGATGGGATACCACCGGGCGGAAATTTCCGCAGTCGGAATGTTGTGTGCACGGATACGGATAGCTCCGGTTCGAGTTTCGGGGTTTACAAGCATAGCTTTACCGGCTACGTCTGCGCTTGCAGGGTCGATGCTGACAGATACCACAGTCGTGGACGTAACATCCGCTGTAATATCGATGTAATGCGGGTACTCTGCAACTTCTGTGTCTGTTTGCCACCCCGTGATCGGAATGGAAAGATCATGTGGAACGACGGAGTCTGCTTTGCCTGCCAGAGCGTCACCGGTAGCCTTTGCGTCGGCAGGGGCGTTTTCGATGGTCAGGGTCTTATCGGTATTGGCCTTGGCCCCGGCCTCTTCCGAGTATTTTTTTGCATTGGCTTCACTGGTTGCAGCGGCAGATGCACTGGATGCAGAAGCATCAGCAGACGCAGCGGATTCGCCAGCTTTTGCGGTTGCAATTCCAGCCTGTTCAGTGGCAATAGCAGCAGAAGCAGAAGCCCCGTCCGCTTCCCTCTTTGCATTGGCTGCGCTTGTCTCCGCGCTCTTTCGAGCCGCTTCGACTGATTTAATCCAGTCCTCTTCTGTACCAACATATCCATACTTTACAGCAATGGCATAGGCGCTATAAGGGCCGATTTCAATTGTTTTGCTCATTCAAACGTCACCTCCAAAATCCCAGAGCCGTTGTCTTGCATATTTATTTCGGTCAAGCTGTCACTTTTAACCATATAAAGCACGCCGTTTTTCTGTTCAAAGTTCATCCAACCGCCTTTATTAGCGCTTTGTTCTGCAAGGCGAGCGCTTTCAGCGGAGTTTTCGGCTTGCTTCTGCGACTCTTGTGCGGACGTTTTGGCGTTTACTTCGGACAGTTTTGCATTCAGCTCTGCTTTTTCAGCGGCAATTCTTGCAATGTCAGCGCCTGCAACATCTGAAAGGGTGTTCAGCGTTTCAGCATTCATAGGAGTGCCTTCAACGATAGGCTCGTCGTTGCGAACCAGTGTGACAATTTCTGATGTGCCGTCAGACTTTTTCATTGTCCATCGGTTTGGGTACTTTGCTTCTCGGTCAACAAAGTGCATAGTAAGGTTCACCTCCACAGACCGGCTCTGAGCAGTAGATTAGATGGTTATTGGCTATTGTTTCGATATCAAGTAGAATTTCTTCGACCTGATTGATAACCGTATAGTGCAGGTAATTGAGGGAAGCGGGGGTTTCGGGGGTATCATTCTTGCCGCTGCACAAAGACCGAATTGCTTTGATATTGGAAAGCCAACGAGAAGCATCCGAGACAGTCAGGTATCCATTTACATCCCAATCAATTTTTACTGAAACAGATGCGTTCAAGATGGACGCGATCTCTTGGATTCCGCCTTCGATGCGGTTATAGTCCATGTAGCTCAGAGCGCCCTTCATACCAGCGGCCCATTCTGCCTGCTCTTTCTCTGTCCACGTTCCTGCCTTTGCTTTCAATGCAAGCGCCTTGACTTGCGCAATATCATCATCGGTTCTGTCTATGATCCACCGGGTCAACGAACATCAGCTCCTTCCAAGAGATACCCTTCGACCGTCCCGTGAAAACAGCCGGAATACTGATAAGAAAAGCTCGTAGTCAACAGTACAGAGGAATAGCCAAACTGGTGATGAACAAGAACATAGTCCAAAGCGTCAAAATGTGGGCTTGCACGATATTTCAATGTGACCTTGCGGCGGTTAGAAAGCACTTTGTATGCTTCTGTCAAAATATTCTTGCTCTGGCTGAGAACGCTTTGAGACAGCATTTCATTGCTAACAGTCTGCGTTGCTCCGCTCCCTGTTGGGTTTTCTGGGTAAGAATACGTTTTGCTCGTAGTGCTTGAACCATCGGAAGATTTTACATCAATCGAACAAGTCACATTTTTCAAAGGGGAAGAGAACGCAATCTCAGGCCAGTTGAAGTTGTTGACAATGTCGATTTCACCGGAAAGGTTTGCTTTTGCAGTGGAAATGTCAGGAATGCGTCCAATTACAATCACACCTTCTCTGGTTTGATATATTGCCATACCAGCTGCGTTAGCAACCATCTGCAAAATGTCAGAGTCCTTATAATTGCTTTTATCCTGGCTTGTAATATCTGTGCTATAATTTTTCAGCTCTTCGGAAATCTGAAACGTTGCCACGTTGTCGCTCAGAAGTTCCAACGCATCGTAGGCCATCTCATAAAGAGTGCCATACATTCTTCCCGTGTAGTTGGAGACCATCAGATAGCCAAAAGCATCACGGGCCGTAAAGCTAGCTTCAATGCTATTAGAAGGAACACTCCACTCAGACAAGAAGAACTTACCACCAGTAATCCATTCTACCGTTCCGTCCAAGTCCATGCCGTACTCCACAGAGATAGGCTGGCGCTCATACAGGTATTTGTAAAGGCCTTCCGGGTTGATCGGATTCCACTTCTGCGTGCTGTTATCCACCGTAAAAGTGATGCTGTCATTCGGGAGTTGACCGCTGATCGGGTCTCTTGCGGAATCGTGCTTGTACGAAAAAATATCTTTCTTCTCAAACACAATAAACTGGCCCAGCTTTATTTGCTCAACTCTTGCACGGCGATTTTCCAAGCACCACGACAAGATTTGAATAGAAATGGAATCATAGTTTGCAATCTCAAAGTCAATGTCAGTGGTGATAGAGGAATTATCCGACACTGTTTTGGTGGATACGACTGTGCTTCCAGAATACGCGGTCAGCTTGAATCTTGTCGGCCATTCATTGAACGTTGACGACCATGTGATGGTAATGCCAGGAATGGTCACGGTATGAATTTTGCTGAACGAGAGTGTAATAATCGGGTGGTTTGAAGTTGAAACGCAATTTTCACTAACATAACCAGCCTCCTGAGATTTTACGCTTCTATCAGGCAAGGTATAATTACCGTCCAAAACAGTGAAATTTAATTCACCGGTAGAATATTTCGTATAAGTATGTGCTTCACTGTCAACGATAGAAGATACATTGCTGAAGAACGTTTCGCCATTTGTGCTAGGAATCGCGTCTTCTTGCAAACCCGGTTCTGTAACGCCATAGGTGATGCGTACAAACATCTCCGGCACAAGCGTTTCGGAAAACTTGTCAAGCCACTTCTGAGAAGGTTGTACCATAGGCTATACCTCCACAAGCGCAATCGAACAATTCGTAAAGCCCATCACATTACCGGTTTTAGGCCCGCGCCGCCACATACCAGATGTTCGGTCTGAAACATACATCTGCCGCGTGTCGTATCCAGCCTTTGCCTGGTTATAAAAGCGAACGGTACAGTAAAACCGTGTCGTGAACAGGCTGAGAATAGCGGCCCACTGTTGTGCGGTAAGGTAGTTCCACTTCAGGGACACCTTTGCTACATCATGCCGCACAACAGAGCCGACTACTTTGCCTTGAACGTTTCGTCCAGAATCCACGATGGTGCTAGTGGTCGCTTCGTAAGAAGAAGGTTCCGGCAAGTCTACGCCATTTACCGTTACCAGTGCTGGAATTGCCATAAACCGCCACCTCCTTAGTAGCTGTAAACTTCACTGCCCATCAAAGACTGCCCACGGGCGTTCTGCCGCTTCTCAACGGATGCTGTAATCTGCTTTCCGTCAAGGTAAATTTTGAGTTCCTTGCCACCGGTCAGTTCGTCACCATACCGCTGGAAGATGTCGAGGAATGCGTTGTAAGTGCCATTGTAGACAGATTCACGAATTTCCTCTTCGTTGATGTTGACGTTTACACTCGTTGTGCCGCCATAAGAACCGGAGGACGTGCCGTTGTTTTTATCCCATTCTTTCGTTCCGGGGTAAGAACCATTTTTGTACTTTTCCAGCAGTTCCTTGTACTGCTGTTCGTAGTTAGTTGGGTCTTTGGAATCGTCAAAGCTGCTATTGGCCGCTTCTTGACGTTTACGCTGGCTTTCCGCACGACTACTCGCAACATTGTCAGCCCAATCATAAAGAGGGTTGCTGATATGCCCCCATTTATCAAAGGGATTAAAGAAATTGCGTGCGTCAATTAAAGCATTTATTCCAGCAACAATGCCTTGAATTGCAGTTCCAAGAACGCGGAGAATCCCCTCAAAAACAATCGAGAAGAAATCGCCGATTCCATACCAAAGATTAGACAGGAACGAGGCGATGCTCTTGTTCTTATTGGCAAAATTGACAAGAGCGCCAACCAACATACCAATCAGGGAAATAACAAGCATGACAGGGTTGGCATCCATCGCAATGTTCAAGCTCGTCTGAGCGGATGTTGCAGCAACAGCAGAAGGAACGAACTGACTGATAAGGCTTGATGCCATCCCAGCAATGTTGTTCCAAACGCTGCTCAATCCCTGCGTCAACCACTGTAAGCTGTTGTTTGCGATAGCTTGAATCTGTTTCTTCTGCTCGTCATTCATAGAGCTGTAGAAGAACGATGCAGCCCATTTGCCAAGCGTTTCAAGGTCTCCGTTAGAAATCGCATTCCACAGAGTGCCAATGCTGCCAAAGAAATCAGATTGTAAACTCTGGTCAATCTGCTGCCACTGGGTATCGAGACCGTTCAAGAACCCGGTAACATAGTTAGTCGCCTGAGTAGAACCAGCGGCAATCAGCTCGTTGCCTTTTTCCTGCACAGCGTCTACAACGCCCTGCATAGCAGTGGTGACGTAGGAGACAGCAGCAGTGATACCGTTTGCAAGGCCCTGGTCGATGTAACCGCCAATCTCCGCAAAGACCGTAGAAGGGGAGTGGATGCCGAGCACATTCTTGACCTTATCAATGACTGCATTGCCAACATTTGCAACAGCGTTTTTGGCCGTTTCAATCATATTGTTCACGCCATCAATAAGACCCTGAATCAGGTTCTTGCCAATATCAAAAAGGCTAAAATTGTCAAATGCGCTCTTGATTGCAGAAAGAATTTTTTTCGCAGTTTCAGTTACGCTAGAGATAGCGTCAGTGATACCTTTCTTCAATCCGGCGATAATGTATCCGCCTTGTTCAGCCATTACGGTAGATGGGGAATTGATTCCAAAGGCAGACTTAAAGCCATTGATAAACGGATTGAACACATTTTCAACAATCCAAGAAGCAACATTTGTGATTGCGTCTTGAATGCCGTAATAAATACCGTAGACGATATTCAGGCCAACATTATCGAACGGCCCCTCTGCTACTTTCTCTTCAAAATAATCGGCAATTCGAGAAACTAGACCACCCATGAAGTCGAGCGCTTCAATGAACGCTTCGCCAAAGAAACGACCTATGGCTTGAGCTAGCCCGGCCCAATCTACAGAAGTAACGGCTCTAATAGCAAAGTCAACGAGGTCTTGGCCGAGCTGGTAAGAGTCTGTTCCAGCCAAGAAATCAGAAACAGCGTTAATGCTATCAGTGATAAAGTTAAAAAGAACTCTTGCAAGCTTTTCAATCTCAACATTTTGAAAAGCATCGGAAAGCTTATCAGTTAATTGCTTCCCAACACCAGTCCAATCTACTGTTGCTATCCAATCTGAAAGTTCGTGAAAGAATCCAGAAAAGCCATCAATAAAGGCGTTAAGCACAGATGTCCAGTCAAGCTGAGACAGGAAACCGCCAAGAAGCTCAAACTCGATAATGAATCTGTCCGCAAGCAATCGACCAAACAAATCCCAGTCTACAGAATCCACGAGCCCGTTAATGCCATCTGCAAAAACTGCTCCAAGCGAGGCCCAATCAACAGAATGGATGGCATCATAAATCATGCCCATAAGTTTATTTAGCTGTTCACCAATTTGGGTTCCGATTTGAAAAGAATCGAGAGATTTTAATTTCGCCTTAATCTCATCAACAACGCTTCCAGCATAATCTTTGAACATATCATATTGGGAAAGGTCAACATCACCGAGCAGATTACCAGTAGCGCCGCCACCAGAACCGGAAGAACCAGAGTTTTGTGAAGGGTCGATAATGTTTAATTCATCAAAACCCATCGTATAGTCTTTGGCTGCTTTTGCTGCCGATTTTGTAGCATCGGCGGTGTCATCCATAGCGTTGGCCACGCCACCAATATCTTTCTGTGTCTTGCTAAAATCGGTAAATTCAATTTTCTGTCCGAACGCAGATGCAAGAGAGACCACAAATTCTTTGATAAGGTCAACTGCCGCAATCAGAACGGGGAGAATCGCCTTAAATGCGGGATAAAGAAGCTGACCAACAGCCTTTGCGAGCTGTGAAATTTCAGACTTCAAAATGCGTACCATATTGGCGGGGCTACTAATGGTCTGTGCAAGGTTGCCCTGCACATTGGCAGTCTGCTTCATAATGGCAATATAACGAAGAACCGCCTTATCTGCCTGAGACAAACTAGAAACCTGTTTGTTAAATCCCAAAGCAAGAAGTTCCTGCTGTAACCGTGCCTGAGACAGATCAACGCCCAAACGGCGAATAGGCTCAAGTTCTCCAGAGATAGCAGAAGCAATTGCGGTAAAGGTGGTAGCAGTATCTTTATTCCAATAGGACGATTCGTCATAGGCAAGTTGAGTCAGGTTCTTGGATAAGATATACGCTTTATCGCTTGCTAGACCGAACGAAGTTGCAAGGCTTTGGAGCGTAGCAATATTTGTCATTGCTTCTGTCGGGTCGATGCCAAGCAGAGACTCCATCTTATTGATAAGCTCTGTTGCTTGACCGCTTAACTCGCCCATTGCGTTATTGAACAAGTCTGTTGCTTCATAAAAGTCATTGAACTTAGTAACGGCATTAGCAAGATAAGTGGCAATAGCTTTCAGAGAAACTAGCTGTGCTGCACGTTTCTTGATGGTTTCTAACTGGTTTTCCAAACTTGAAAGACTAGCACTTGCTTTCTGGTTTGCCGAAGAAAAGTGGCTTGTAGAATTGACAGCACTTTTAATTTTAGATGGAAGCGAAGAAAAAGAGCGTCCTACCTTGTCCAGCTTGGAAGCGAGTGGAGAAATAGCGGATGCCACTTTCTTACAAACTTCCGCAAAATCATCAAGCGTTTTAGAGTCCAGTTTCTTTGTAATGCTTGGGATTTTAGCAATGGAATTGATTGCACTGCTTACGCTACGCAAACTCTTAATGGAAGAATCGCTAATAGAAGAAATAGGGGAAAAGCCGTTCTTCAAGCTGTTCATCTTGCTGCCAAGCCCGGAAAAATCCATGTTTCCAAGATTGACGGACAAAATTTTGTTCAAAGCATTAGCAACAGAGCGGATTCCTTTTGCACTTTGAGTAAGGTCTACATTAGCAAAACCGTTCATAAAAGACGTGATTTTGCTAAGACCGTCCAGCCCAGTAGATGCGGATTTAAGAGCGGAAATAGAAGCAGATAACTTATCAAGACTACTGCAAACCTTTGCCACGTTGCCTTTCGTCCGCAAATTAGAAATGGCGGTAGCGAGCTTGTCGATATTAAGCTCCGCACCGCTGGATTCCGCAGAGATTTCTACGGATAAGCTTGTAATATCAACATCAGCCATCACTACCACCATCCTTTTGCTCCATCATGGAGAACATCATACGTTTGATTCGCTCCTGTGCTTCCGCAGCACGTTGGTATTCATACTCTTCCTTCTCCTTTTGAGTAAGGGGAATCGGTCTATCCATGTACTTGATAGGTCTAGACCCTTTCTTTCGGAACATATTGCCAACCGTAGAGGAAAGCGCAGATGCCATGTAAAAGCCATTTCTCCAAGCTTCTGCATTGGCTCTGCGTTCTCGCAGCTCCTCTGCGTCACGATATACCTTAGCCAGCCAGACATCGCCGTGCCAGAACTGCTCGTAGGTCATGCCGATGGAGATGTAATAGGCTTCTACATCGTGGAACAGCTTGGAGAAGGAGAACGATTCTCCCTCTCCGTCTGATTCCTGAGATTGTGCGGTTACACAATCTCCCACGTTGCGTTTTTTGCGGTCTTGTCCTCAGTATCAGTCGCCAGCAGAGACTTGGAAGCATCCATGAACATTTCAAGCAGCGCAGCCATCAGCTCTTCCTTCTCGTCGATGTGGGCAAACATTTCGTCCACGACTTTACGCTTGATGCCACGATTCCGGGCGATAAACGCGCCGTAGAACAGGGCGCGGGAGTTGGACAGCAGGTTGGTCATCTGGGTGTACTGACCAATCTGAAAGCCTGCGCGTTCGGTGGCTTCCACGCTGTCACGGGTGAAAGTCAGCTCGTAAGTGTTCTTGCCATCGGGGGAATGAAAATTGATAACTTTTGCAGCCATAATAAATGCTCTCCTTTATAAATAGGGGCAGAACCAAATCCGATGTTCAGTTCTGCCCGGTTTGATTGATTTGTTTTTTTTTTTTTGGTTTAACCGCCAGTGATAGTCAGAGTTTCGCTGAACTCAGGCTTCTTGGTAAAGATACAGTTGATGGTCATTTCCACGACCTCGTCAACACCAAAGCCAGACAGGCCAACCTGATGCATACCCTGCCAAGAAAAGCCGGATCCGTCCTGCATTTTCAGTGCGTAGTACTTGACGGCATTGCTTTCGGAAGTCTCGTCATAGCCAGCTTCCTTGACTTTCTTGTAGTCATCCTTGTTGTAGTTGGCGGTAAAGGACTTTGTGTCGCTCTGGATAATACCGAAGATGTTGACCTGCATGGGGTCAGATAGAGTGGTTGCATCCAGAAGGTTCGGCTCAGAGATCAGGTCGGGAACATCCTTGATGTCGCACAGCTTCGTCAGAGCGGTTGCGCTGTCGCCACAATACAGGGTGGTATTCAGACCGGAGATAGCAGTACTCATAGAATGTTTACCTCCTTAGTTTCGGTAAATCATTCCGTCCTCTCCGATTGTTGCCCCGTAACTGCAATCAATCCGATAGACGGAATTGTTGTACAGCCCATTCAACGGGGCAAACGATTTTCGATAAAAATTGAGCGGTTCCAATACAGAATCTACGATGCCCACAATGGAGCGTGCTTCTGAAATGCGTCCGCTGGTTTTGTTGGAATAGACACGCACACGCAGGGAAACAGCAGCGTACTTGCTTCGGCTGGCAGAATCCCGGTGAACCGGGAGGTTGCTGTTTTCCTCTATCTGTACACACGGAAACTTTTTGACGTTGCTGTCGTTGATTTCACCAGTAACAAAAATGCCGGGAACCTGTTTCCGAAGTTCGGTCGCAACAGCCGTAAAGATAGAGTTGAAATAATCAATCAACTATTCCAAACCTCCCTCCACGTTGCTTCGACTTGAGAAGCCATTTCCTCAACAGCTCCCCACATAGCCATAGCTGGCTCGTTGCCGCTGGTGTAATTCAACTGGCCTTTACCATCCACCTGTTTGACAGGCGTGCCAGCATTGCCGGATTCTCCGTAGTAGTACCATCTGCGGTTTGCGCCTTGCCCTTTGCCGTAGGAGCCATGCGCACCAACACCGGGCGGTAGTTCGCCGCCATATCCGTTGTGATGTGCGCCAGTGCCAAACTCGATAAAGGCGACCGCTTTGCCTTCTGCAACGATGGTGCAAGTCTTGTCTTTTTGGTTAATATGGCATTTCACGTCATTTGAGCCAGCGTATTCCGCATTAGCGAAACGCACCTTTGCGACTTCAAGCCCCAGCCACGAAAGGCGAAAAGCAAACGCTCTAGCTTTCTTGTTCAGGGTGGTCTTGTACTCCTGTATCTGACGTTCCGCATCACGGAGTCCGGCATCGCTCAACCTCACTTTAATTTTCACTTGTAGCCACCTCTTTTAGCGCATACAACGTGTCTGTAATATGCTCTGCGACTTTGACCACAGTGTAATTGAAGGGCTTTGAAATGTCCGTCTGAAACCAGACGAGATCGGAAGA